AATCTGCACGCTGTTCTCCCATCTTTATAGTACCAAACGGTGCAGGTTTTGTCAAGCCTTTTATTGCTCCCGTGTAGGCATCTCATTCGGCACCATTTCACCGCTTGGTGAAAGCATGTGCCGCTCGACATCAGGTGGCTGATTGAGGTCACCGGGAGTGTTCCCAGAGTTCATCTGGGGCTTGCCCACAGGGTTGCTGATGTTCATGTCTACGTACCCCGTAGAGCCCTCGCCCAGCTTCGGCGGCTGTGTCTTGTGCTCCGTATCGAGTTCGGGCTTGATACCACTTGTATTTGGTATAATCATGCCGCCCCAGTCGACGGGTGCACCGGCGGGCAGGGGCGCTTCCGTTTTGCCCTTCGCGCCCTTCGCCGGTTTTTGTTTTGCCTGCTTGTCCCTTTCGAGGTCTTCGTGGGACGGATAGAATTTTTGGAAGCGTGCAGGAAGTTCCGCTTCCTCTTCAGGGGAAAGGTCTTTGCCCGACCCCAGCGTATTGAGGGCCATGTAGTTTTCACGAGTGAGTGGCGTGCCGAGCATTTCCATCAGTGATTGAATTGGGTCCGGTTTCGGCATTATTTGCCTCCAAAGTTGAAGCTCTCCGCACGGCTTTCGTCGGCGTCCCACTCTTCCTGCGACATCCACTCAGGCTTCTTGAAACCACCTACTGCATTGATGATCTCTTGCCGTGCCTGTTCAGCAGTCATTTTACCGTCACCGACCTGCCGCCAGATGTCATTGAGGGCCTGTACATGCGCTTGGGGTTTTTCACCAAGCAACGACCGTATGCCTTCCCAAAGCACAGACTGTGCTTGGTTTGGTCGTACACCCTTTTCTTTGGCAACGTTTCTATACGCTTCTTCGTGAATCGGGTACGTACCCTTAATGCCCACAGGCGCGTTAGTAGGCGGCTGGGGCGTACCTTTTTTGCTGGTCCCGAAGTTGTGTGCAACCTCGACATCGTCGCCGCCGACCGCTTTGAGGTGCGCCGCCCGGACAGCATGCGTATCTATGGTCAAATGGCCGTCTTCAGACCACGGATTGATGATGTTGTTGTAAAAGTTTCTAGTCTTATGTCCTCGCCCGATTGCCTCACCAATTGATGCAGGTGAACCGTCGCCTTCAAGAATCTGAAGTGCCTTTGTCATAGAACCAATAGCGCCCCAGTTGTGTTGCGTGCTCGCCCGCACTTCACCCTCGGGAGAGTATACAGGAGTCTGGTCGGCCCCCTCTGTCTCGTCAACAAGTCTGAGCCACAATGCTTTGCCCGCTTGCACCGCTGCCGCTGCTTTCTCAGGGTCACGCTTCATGAGACTATCGGTTGCCTTAATTTCATCATAACGCTTACCCCGTACAAAGTCAAGGGCTTTTTTGAATTCGGCAGGTTGCGGTACGCCAGCTCTTTTCAGGTTACGTAGCTCTGTCAGTTTGTCGTCCATGGCGTCTGTCCACGCATGCCCTCGACTGTCCTGATACCGCTGAATGAATCGCTCAGCGTTGCCAAGGTTGTTGCTCCACTCGTTCTGAGGCGAAAAGACGGAAACGACACCTGCCACCTTCTCATGTGGCACACCTGTCTTGCGGGAGATTTCGCTCGTCAACCCGTGGGCCGCTTCATACCACTTTTGTGATGTCCGCTTGATCGAATCAGGTATTGCGTCCCACAGTGCACTGAGGTTTCCAGTATAATGTTTGATGGTGTCATCAATGACCTGAGGGGCGGTTTTGCCTTCGTGATTCAATCCTTCATTGGCGTACTTCGAAAGGGTGAGTCCCATCTTGTCCGTATAGCCGAGTTTGGTTTCACCGTTCTCACCAACTTTGCTAGGAGCGGCTTTGCCCGCTTCATCCATTGCTGTGCGGCCAAGCGTAGGAGCGGTCGCTCCTTCAGTGTACCGTGGAGAAATTTGCTTTGCTTGCAAACCTGCACGATACTCAGGGGTTGTTGCTGAGGCTTTCTCGTACGGCGTCTGTGCTGATGTCGTAGCCTCGGGCTGTTTGGTCCACTTTGAAATCTGTTCCTGTGTCGGCAACTTTCCTGCTTTGTCACCGCTCCAGTTGTCAGTCATCTCACCGTTTTCGATCTTGACGATGTGACTGTTCGATTTTGGATTCATCTTCAGATCGTGCATGTCGGCGTTGTTTGGCAGCGGTCTCCAGCCGTCTTGAGAGTCCATTTTGCGAGAGTCTACGTCGTAGTACTTTGCGCCCGCTTCTGCCGCGCGCCTTGATACGTCTTCGAGTGACGTTTTGTTGCCGCCCGAAGCATTATTCGCAAGCATCGGCTCTTCACCCGTGCCGCCCGTCTGTACTAACTCATGTGTCTTTAGGTGGAAGATGGACTTTTGGTTGGCCGCTGCACCTGCTGCTTTTGCCTCGTCGTCGTCCTTTATCAACTTCGTGACATCAAGGATGTGGTTACCTTTTTCGTCCTTCCAAGAGCCTATCGCGTGGTCTGGTTGGGCGAGCAAGTCTGCGTTCTTATCCGCAAACTGCTGATAGCGATCTGGCGTTAAACTGCCGGGTGCTACATTCTCAGTGCGGTCGGGATGTACTCCGACAGACCAAGCGTCTGTGCCATCAAGATTCTTACTGCCGTCTGCGCTAAATGTTGCCCCGCCGTTCTTGAGGTGCTGTGCACGCATCTCGGCAAACGGGTGCGCTGCGGGCTCTTCGCCTTTGATCGGCACAAGACCGCGCATTGTTTTTTCTAAATCAGTCCCGGCCTTACCATACTCTATGTTGGCAGTCTTGCCGCTAGGCGTCTCGATGTACACCTTTCCCGAGCCCATTTGCGGAGCCATGCGGTTGAGATGTTCCAACTGTTCGGTGGTCACACCACTGTCCGGTATGGACATATTGAACGAGCGGTCACCATACACGCCGTAAGGACGCATGCGAATTCCGCCGCCATTGACAAACACCTCGCGAGGGGCAGGCACGTCCGTCGTCTTACCACCTAGCATTTCATCGTGTATTGCTCCGGGCGGCATTGCAACACCAGTGCCATCAGGTAGGATGGCTGCTGTATGCGCTGGGTCGCCATCCGACTCTCCATACTTTTCCAACAACTTCGGACCTACGACATCGGGATGGTACTTGTCTTCGGGCTTGCCTCCACCCAATCCCTTGCGACCTTTTCCACTGCGGATGACGCCTTCCTCACCGCCTTCTTGAAACGGGCGATTCTTTATTGCACTCGACACAGCGTCAACAGTTGTCGCGCCAACTTCGTTCTTCAGTATCTGCGAGCGAGGCATGGTCGGGCCTTCTGCGCCCTCAACAGGTGCCGCACCTCTTGCAAACTTCCCGCCTCCCTCTATGAGTTTGCCACCAACCGCCATTCCGCCCGATTGACCGATAGCCTCAGGAGCAACGTCCAGCATGTCACTCTGTTTTTGAATTCGACTTTCAGGTGTCCCTGCTGCATAGTCGTAGTAGTACTTCGCTGCGGTCTTGATTGGCTCGGTGAGCATGCTGTGGATGAGTGGAATGTGCCCGCCCTTGACATCCTCAATCGCGCCCTGAGCAATGCCTTGTCCGACAGACACAGGATTGAGCATCGACCCCGCAGCGCCAACTTCGCGAGTCAATGTGTGGTACATTGCTGCGATGCTGTTGACGTTTTCTAGCGGCAGCGATTTGGGCAGAGCAATGGTGTTGCCGTCAGGCATTGCGATGACATGGTGCGTGCTTTGGTCAATTGCCTGCGGCTGTGCGCCTTGGTCGGTTGGCTGAAGTCCGGATGACTCGCTCATTGTTTTAACCTTTCAACTACTGTGCGCTCGCCAGCTGTGTCAATACATGCTTCGCGTACGCCTTAGACTGCCCTGCATAATTATCAGAGTCTGGACTGTGCTTGGTATTTATGTAATCTTCCAGCGACAGATTCGCGTACTCAGGTCTGCTCTGGTCGAGCCGAATCTGCTGAACTGCCGCCTGTCTGCCCGTCTCGGGTGTAGCGAACTTTGCAAACACCTTGTTGCCGACCCTATAAGGAACAGCGTTAGACTGTCCTTTGTAGAGAAGGTTAATGGGGTTGTTCAGTCGCACGTTGAGATTGTTAGGATGCCCGCCCTCAAAAGATGCCATCGCTGGCACCAACTTATCAGCAGGCAATTCTCCGAATGTTTGGTCGCTCATAGTTTGTGTGGGCTTTTCGGTGTGTATAGGTTCCCACTCTTGCGTGCCCGGTTGCGGCTGTGCTTGCACTGGTTCGGCCTGTTGCGATTGCGGGTTATAGATGTGACTTACAATACCGCCCTTGACCCCAGATGCGATCTTGCTGCGGACGCCCGCGGTTGCGGATGCTGTGTCCAGCCAGCTCGCGCCGTAACCAGATATTTTGCCGATGCCGCTAAGAACCTTCGGGTTAGTCATTGCGGCTTCAGCAAGCCCGCGTGAACCAAACCTGCCACCGAACGCAGCTCCCAGACCCGCCAGAAGTTCTGCTGTTGAAACAATTTTGCCGCCGGTGTTGGCTACACCACTGAGTCCCAATGCGCCTGCTGTTCCTAACGCCAGCCCGGTGCCCAGACTCACAAACTTCACCTGATTGGTCAAAGACTTCATGCCGCCAACCATTGTGTCGAGTCTTTTGCCCAGCTCTGGCGCGCTTTCAAAAAGAGCATCACGCGTCTGCTGGCTCATGCCCTGCCATCCCTTTACGACCTTATTCAAATCCAAATGGTTGGTTTCGTCGAGCGCACCCTTGACGATGTCCGCAAACTTGTTTACTCCGTACCCCGCCATCGTGTCATCACCTACGAGCCTCGACAAGACTTTGATCTTGTAGGGGGCGTTTGCGCCTGTCGTGATGTTCTGAAGGACATCAGAAGTCTTTTCATTGCGAATTGCTTTTATGAACGGCTCTTTCAAGTCGTTCACCGTTTGTTTGTACGCCGCGCGCGCGCTTGCATACTCACCGCTTGCGCCCGCGTTGAGACCATCCAACGTGTCGTCTATGCCATCCAGAAGGTGACCAATTGCCTGCTTATTTGCAGGATCGGCGGTTCGCAACGATCTGCTCAGACCTTGTCGTAGGTCAATGAGTGTGTCGCTGCTAAGACCTGCTTCAACACCTTTGGGGCCTGTGATGTACTCGACAAGTGCGTCCAATTGACTGGATGCGGGGGTCACTGCTTTCAACGCTCCCCGCAGTTCAGCAGGAAGGTTGGAATTGACACCCTTGAGGTCGAGTGCCGCCTGATAGAGCGGCGTGTCGCTGATAGCAACGGGCGCTGCACCCATCTTCTCTTTCAATCCCGACAATGCAGTATCAAACGATGTGTGCATCTTGCTCTCAACGCTGTCCAGTGTATTGTTTAGAGTGGCTGAGACTTCTTGGGGCGTACGTACGTTTTGTTCGGCAAGGGTTTTCGCGCGGGCCACTGTTTCACCATTGACCCCTAGCTTTCCTAAAGAACTGACCACCTTACCAGCAACAGCTTTTGTGACAGCACTCACGCCAGCGGTCGCGCCGCCGAATGCCGCCATCGTTGCGCCCGCTTCGCCTGCAGTCTTTACACGCTCACCCATTGGTGCCTGTGAGTTGCGCACGAAACTTTGTCCTGCTGCGATCATCGAATCCTTGGCGATGCTCAGCATCGTGGGATGACTCTCTAGATTCTTCGCCATCTGGGCGATTTTGCCCAACTTATCAGCACCCGACAACTCTCCCCAAGCCGCGCCGCCGAGTTCGGATACCAGCATAAACTCTGCGACCTGCTCAGCGCCGACACCAACCAATTTGTCGGCAGTAGTGCCAACAAGGCTGTTGGATTGCGTCTTCATTGCTTCGATGCCTTGATCATTGGTGTTGGTGGGAACCATCGCTGCGGCCTGACTGCCACCTAGCAAATAAGCCGCGGCTTTGTCCATGCCTACAGCATGCCCCGCCTTATTTGCAAGATCGGCGATGCCCGCGGATGTGTTCTCCGCAGACTTCAGGAAGTTCTCACCAATATTTCCAGCGTGTGAAACTACTGACTGGATTGCATCTTCAGACTTAGATAAATAGTCAGAAGCGGGCTTTTCACCAGCAACTTCCCATGTCGGCTGGGCAGGGGTCGGCTGGGCGGGATTCGCCTGTGCAGGTTGATTTGCTTGTGCGGGTTGTGATTGCGGTGCTGGTGTTTCGCTTTGAACCTGCCAATCGCTCATATTATTGCCCCTGTGTCTGTTGAATCTGGACGGGTTTACCACCCTGCAATGACCACGTTTGTCCGTTCTTAAACGTAGTGTGCACGCCTTCTTTCAAAAGACCGATGGGCGGTGCTTGCGCGGGTTGTCCTTGTGCTGGCTGCTTGCCACCGGATGTCAGCCCTTGCGGAATTTGAATGCCCATTCTTTGAAGCGTTTGCACACCCTCTGGTGTAATGAGGTTCGGGTACGCAGTTCCAATGGTGTTGCTGTACTTACGACCGAGATTGTTCAGTCGGATTGACGCACTATTGCCCAACTGTTTCAACGCTCTTTCAATCTGGGCAGGAGAGGAGTTGTCGTCAAGCACAACATTCATGACCTTCAAATCAGACTCATGCTCCGCACGGTTTTGGTTCAAGAACGTCATGAACTCCTTGCGCACGGGCTCAAGAGACGTAACGAATGCTGTATAATCGGGATCGTTCGCTGCGTTCTTCTCGATCCAGTTCAACGGTTTGTTGAGCAACGGTGACGGTGCGCCCGCGAGCAACTTAGCTCGCATGGTAGAAGTCGTATCCATCGCATCACCTGCGTGACCGAGAAACGTATTGAAGTTCACGAGTTGATCAGCATCCTTACCGCTGGCGAAGGAGTCAATGACTTTAGACTTTGCTACGAGGGCCGCTGGAGAGTAATCGTTCGGGTTCTTACCAGCCGCCACAGCAGCATCATGCAGAACGTCGAAGAATCGCGTTCGCTGGTTGCCTCGGAAGCTGACAATGTCACCTATCCTGCTGAAGTCACCACCGAGAACGTTTTGGGCGGCGGAATACAGGTCGGCGTCCGTTTTGTCTTGTGTGGCTTTTGCTGTTTTGTCTTTTACATCCTGCTTGGTCTGGGCTACGTTGCCTTCCTGCTTTGCGTTGACATCAAGCAGTGCTTGTGCTGCGGCTTTTCGTGCCGGGGGTTCGGTGGGAGAAGCAACAATTGTTTCAGCTTGTGCCACGGTCAGTGGCTTGCCTGCATTGACAGCGGCGGACTTCGCCGTAACATGCTTCAGTTCCTCGCCATTGAGGAATTCTCCAACTTCGTCGGGCGACTTGCCCAACAGTTTGAAAATTTCTCCCGCTTGTCCAGAGTTTTGTAACTGTGAAAGCGCGTGCTCGGTCGTGTGTGTGTGTGCATTAGCAAGCGCGGTCACAGCATCTACAGACTGGCGGGTCAATGCTGGGTTGTCCCTGAATTTCTTGTTGAAATCGTTTTGGCTAAGCTGGTCTTTTTCATCGACGCCCAAGCCAACTTGCATCTGATGGACAAACTCATACGCGATGGTGGCGGCGTGCGCCTCTTTCTCATACTGTATAAACTTCGTTGAGTCAAGCGGCAGTGAATCGCCTGAGGCGGTTCTGAGGTTCCCTTGTTCGTCAAAGAGTTGAGCAATAGCTGGGTTGGTCTTCGCCAACTGGGTCAATGCGTCTTTATTGACGTTGACATTGCCAGACTTGACAAGGCTGTAAGTCGGCAAATGGTATTGCTGCCCGTTGGGCGCGGTGCGTGTCTCCCAACCATCCTGAACTGGGGAGAGCCCCAACTTCACAAGATCGCCGCGCTGTTCCACAGACTCGTGGGACATCTTGCGGTCACCTGTAGCGACAAGTTGTTCGCCAGTATCTTTCTCAGTCTGTGCAAGGCTGTCGATTGCGGGCTGGTAGATGTCTTTGCTCTTAGTATAAAAGTCTTCCTTACCTGACCAATTATCCGCGTGCAGTTTGTCAATCGCTTGTTGGTTACGGTACTCGTCCAACGTATTCTTCGTCGCCGCATACTGCCGCATCATCTGTTGGTCAGCCTGTTTCTGAGGGGCATTACGGAATGCCTCTTGCTGCTGTCCCTCAGCCTTGAATGCGCCGCCTGCCGCAGCAGCGACCTGTCCTGACCGACTGCCGTACTGTCCTTGCGGAACAGCCGCACCAGCAGCCCAGCCTTCCATCATGGAACTGATCGCGCCTGCCAAAATGTGTCCTGTCAAACTGACACGAGACGACGCAGGAACATCACGAGTCACGCCGTCTGGACCTGTCACAGTCCTCGGCTTGTCTGACCCTGATGCCATGCGGTTGACAATCCTGTCGTACCAACTTGCTTTGGGCGCAGCGGGGGCACTCGGCTGACCTGACGGCTGTTGAGCAGTCGGGGCAGTCTTCGCGGGCATGCTGCTGGCGTCAGGAGCCTGCTGTACGGGCGTCTGGCCTGCGGGGCGCGCTGGCATATTCGCTGCTGTACTTGTGTCGGCGGGTGCTGCCGCTTGCGGCAAAGGCATCGCTGGCGTCGATTGATTGGGGTCTTGTGTAGGTTCTGACATATAGCTCCTAAATTTAGCTTACCTTATTTCTTTATGCTCCGAGTGAACCAGCAGCGCTAATTCCAGCCGCAAGCAATGGTTGCCACCAATTTGCTTGTGAATCAATCATTTGTTGCGATGATACGGCTTCCTTGTTTGCATCGTTCGCAGAATTTGTAGCGTTTGCCGCCGCGTTAAACATGTTAGGTGCTGCTTCCTCGCCGGTGATGGCACCAAAGTAATTCTGATTGCCCTGTTGGAAGTCGGCAACAGTGGCCTGTTCTTCTTGCTGGCTTTTCGTTGCCTCGACTGCTTGATTTGTTTGCAGGTTGACGGCTGTCGCAAGTCCAGATGGACTGACTGTGTTGCCGCCGCCAATAGCACTGACAGCATTGCCGACAGCGGACTTCTCGTTACGCGCGCTAGTTGCCGCATTGTTCACGATTTGTGAGTCGACAGCACTTGTTTCTGCCGCCCCCCAGCCCTGCTGTCCCGGCCCCGCAGCCACAATTTTACCCAAAGAGGCGGTGACTGAGTTAAACAGTCCGCTTACATCTCCAAAAACTTGCTTGGCCTGAGATTCCACTGTGCTGGCGAAACTCTGGATGTTACTGTTGAGTGCTTTTTCCGCAGACGAAGGTCCACACATAGTTACCTGCCTTCCAAATCTAAAACGTACTCATCATTGCCGATGGCCCGAAATTTCAAAACCTTCGTACAAAAATTAGACAATCTGTCGTGAGTAGTAGAAAATATCAACTGTTTAAATCCGACAGCAGCCGCCCTATCCGCGGCGCTGTGTGCTATGAGTACTAAGGCACGGGCGTTACGATGAATCTCGTATGGCGTTACCCACATAGTCGAGACTCGCAGCCTCGCATCAGGCTCAGGACCGTAATGCACGAAGACGATTATGCCGTGGGAGTCTTCGAACAATTCGCTTGTTCCCCGAAAGTCCTCTACCTTCCACTCGCCCGGATGGAACTTGTCAGCCTCGATGGCCGCTTTTAATACGGGCAGGTCATCGGTATAAATCGGTCTGTTGGTCATTCTGACTCCAATGGTAGCAGAACCAACGTCAATGTCGGTTGGACGGACGTTTCGGCACTCAGATTGATGACCGTCATGTACAGGTTGGTGCTTTGAGGTGTATCACTGTTCGCGCCCACCCTGTTCTGCCAGTTCCACTTCAGTGGTGATGTATCAAGTACAATGTCACTGATTAAATTGTTGCCCAACTCGGCGGGTAGCGGGGCGTCCGTCGCCCGCGCGCTATCCGCGACTTGTGCAGCAGCACTCCCGTACAGCCGCACCTCGCAGGGCGCGGTCGACGTGCAGGAGATCAGTTGAAATGATTTTGCCGAAAGGGTAAGTGATTTTAACACCTGTCCACCTACCGACAGCAAGGGTGCCACGTAAGAAACGCTCGTAGCCACCAACGCGCCAGAACTTCCGCCAGCACTCGTGCCGCTCGCCGCCTGCTGTACGATTGTCGTGTTGGTTGTTGTGGTGCCGCCACCGATACCTGTGTTAGCAGGAAGCGGAAGAACTCTGCGATGGGGTACGTCAGAATTCTCGTTGAACTGTCGCAGCGTGTCCGGTCCCGCGTTAATTGGCGGGAGCGGACATCGCAAGTAGGGGTTAATCTTCGCCTGTCCTGACTGATTCGTTTGAGCTACAGGTGCAGGAAGCGCTATTTTTGGGGGTGCAGGTGCGTACCCCTCTGGGCTAGTGCTTCTCAGTGTGTCAGAAAGTGACGGCATGTTTACTCCTATTGCTCGACCTCATACGCTCCCCAAACGGAGAACGTCTGTAATTCGTTCTGGGCGTTTTCGGCGGGCCACTGAACCATGATCTGCATGTCGGAGCAGTACGCTGCTTCGTCAGGATCATCCGAAAGGTAGAATCGTTGTTTGAAGAACGACTTACTCTCAGGTAATCCGGGAGGGTCGGTCACCCACTTCTTTATCATATTGAACGAGCCCTTGTAATAAGGCAAGGCTTCGTCAATCAACAAGCCGATGATAAGTGGTGAACCTGTACGTACGGAGGTAGTTGTGATGAACGCAATCTTTGCCACCTGTCCGGGGAGTGCGAAGACGTACGAACCAAACACCACGTATGCAGGGTATGGGTTTCCGTTTGCGCCTGTCGTGCCCCCGTCAGTTGTTGCGTCCAAGTCTCGTGCGAGAATGGGGCCGGTACCTAGTGGCCCGATAAGTAGTGAGTGCACACCCGGCGATGTTTGAACCGACTGCATTGCCGAAATGCCGCCCGCGACTGTAGCGAACGGGCTCCAACAGTTACCAATTTCGGGAGACGGTGTTGCGATCAGTTTGTACCAACCAAACTGGCCGTCGCCTACAAACCAACCTTGATCTTCACCGAAGGTGTACCATGTTACATACACGTCCGCGGTGTTCCAAGACTGGCCGGGCTTTCCATTATTCAACCGGAACTGGTCGCCGATGGGGCTACCCGCGTAACTCAAACCTGCACTTGGATCGAATATCAGGAATTGCTTGTCAGTCGTGAAGAACCCAATGATCGACCCGTTTATGTCCAATGCGTTGTAATTCGCGAGGCCCACACCTGTGAGGTACGGGATGGCGGGAAGGATAGGGTTGTTTGCCGTTCCATTGCCTGCAATGATGTAGATGTCCGAGATCGTAAACACCAACATGCCAATTGCGGTAGGCACGAGGCGCACAACGCGCGAGGGCAGTACATCAAAGTTGAGCGGACTGGTTCCGTTGCCGTTTCCGGACGGAGCGTTCGCACCTGAGGTGTAATAGACGATGGTGCCGACACTGTACCACAGTCTGCCGAGGTGATAAGAGACGTTGACTGCGCCGGGTGTTGGCGGGGTATTTTCTCCCGCATCTGCACCCTGAATCAGTTCATCCAAATCTACGTCAGCGGTCGAGTCAGTAAATCCATCTTGCAAATAGGTTGTCAGTGGCAGCGTCCAGTACGAGTTCCCAAGGCCCGAAACGAGCAGTGGAGTAGCGCCGCCATCCGTTGTACGGAATATGGCGACATAGTCCACCTGAGGGTCAAGCGTACTTAGGTTGATGCCTGAACCCGGCAGAATGACAGGGTTTCCATTGACCGGACCTGTGCCTAGACTTACAGGACTGAGGTTGGAAACCGTGTTGTCCAATGTGTTGACCAATGCGATCCAGTACAGCCAACCCTGATCGGTGGTCGCTAGAATTGCACCAGCCACGGGCGTAATCGGTGGAAGCGGCCCTTCATTGATCCAATTCAGCGGTTGCACGTCAGGTGTGATGGAGTAAAGTCCACTCTGCCATGTCGGTGCGGTCAGTCCCGAAATTCCGCTTTCATATGCGAAATACTCGTCCGTAAGTTCAACTACAGCCGTTTCGGCGGTTGTGACGTTGATGCCCGCCTCCCATGCAAATGAGGTGACCGGACCAAGATTCGCCCATATCAACTCTGTGCCTTGGAATGCGCCATTGCTGAAGTTTAGGAAACTGCCTACCGCATTGTTCGTGATCTCAGGCGCGATAGGGAAGTTGTTGGTTGCCGCAGGTGCTGTAGTGAATCCTGTAGATGCAAATGCAGGACTGGTTGATGCGCTCTCAAACCACGGCTGTGCTGTAGCGGCTTCGGGAACGATCAGCGCGCCGTTCGCACCGACCATGAAAGATACATGGTCGAAACTTCCGCCACCAGAGTTCTTACCATAGCAGAACTCTATGCCGAAAACTCCAGCAGTAGGAAACGCAATGGTGATCTGCATTATTTGGTCGTTGTTCGCGCCATTCCAGCCACCGAGGATCGGATAGCCGTTCCACGGGGTGACCGTTTGCGTGCCCCAACCAACACCAGTCGGGGGAGGAGCAGTGCTTGCAGGAACGCTTTCATCTGTGCCGGTCGTGCCTGCAGTGTATGTCGCGCCTGCGGCTGTTTCGACGCCAAACCATGCGGCATCGCTAGCCTTGATAGTAAAGACAACGGATATGCCGCCCACGGGGATTCTGATCTTTCCCCATTGTAGAAATTCGAAATTCGGACCACTTGGTGTAAACGGTGTGCTGTCCGCGCTCGCACTCATTTCGCCTGCGGTCGACACATTGTACAACTGCATCGGACTTGATTCGCTGCCGTAATAGTTCCACATCAACGAAGTCAAACCATGTGCAACAGCATCAGGAGCGACAGCGGTGTGCGATGTTTTGTCAACAGGATTGCCGACTGAGCCGCCATATACCACGTCAATGAAGTTGCCGGTCGCGCCTGAATTGTATCCACAGTGATCGAAAAATGCTGCCGACCATCCGATGTATGGGGTCGTGAGGTCTGCTCCTGAGAAGTACGGAGCAGTTTGTCCGCTCAGTGCTCCACCGAAAGTTGCGGAGATAGGAATGCTAGTCGGTCCAGATAATTGCCCGATGTTTCGTTGGGCTTGGAATACGCAGGGCACGCCCCCAGCGTTCGCAATGACGAGTGAATCTGGCGCATAGTCGTAATTGTTCGGAATGAACGTACCGACTTGGTACACAACGTCGTTGATGGTGACAGTGCCGGGAGTCCACGGGTAAGCGCCCGCGTATTCGCCGTCATTGTAGAGCGTGTGTGCTGCCCATGTTCCGGGCTGTGTTGTCAGTGCCGTAAATGTAGCAGTGCCTGTGCCGAAGGTCGCCCCAGTTGTTCCGGGCGTCGTGACCTGATACCATGTGCCAGCGTTCTGAATGAGTCCAGAGATGGCATAGTATGTGTTAGGTTGCCACTTGGTGAAGGTAGAATTAGCCTCCGTCGTAGTCACCGCGGTTGTGGGCGCAGCGATGGCCCAATTCTCTACAGTAGAACCACGATTGACCCAGATGACGTTTCCGTCAAGAATGATGTTGCCTGTCGGCGAGGTCGCGCCCCAGTTATTGCTCGTATTCGGGACGTACGCAGCCCACGCGGGCACAGTCGCGCCTGTCTTTGCGATGACAGGTGTCGATCCGATCTGGGTCAAATATCCTGTGTCGACGGTTGCCGCATAGGTCATATGCGCGGTAGGTACCTCAATGTTCGCAGTGACGGTAAAGCTTGTGTCGCTGAGCGTGATTGCTTCCAACGCTGTAATGACAACCCCGTTTAACCACGTCGCCGTGTCAAGCCCCCACAGTTGGAACGAAGCGCCGATGGCGTTCGCATCAAGCGGGTAGGATATGCCTGTGGTGTTGGGCAGTCCTGTGCTGTTACATGTCAGTGTCAGTAAGCCATCAGCGACCGTGACCTCTGTGATGTTGGCGGCGGCGATGGCAATGAGCTGTTGAATATTCTGGGTATTTGTAGTCGCGGAAATCGCACCCGTCAGCATGTACGTGCTGAAGAACGGGTATGCGCCCGAGCTGCCGTCCACTCCTTGAAATTCAAAACTTGGAGCCCACGAGATCAAAGATTGGAGCCATTTCTTGTTGTCCGTTCCGTTAGAAAAATACAACTCATTGCCGACGGCCTGCATGTATGTCTGGCCTGTCGCTGCGGCGTCACCGAACACGAACTGCTTGACACCTGCGAGAGTCGCATACAGGGAGCCGGGCTCCGCAATCATCGTGAAAATTTCTTCGAGAGTCGTTCCGAACGCGTCAGCTGTGGCTTTGTTGACAATGAAATCGTCGAACGCAAGGACATCTGTCCAACTGTTGGTGTCGAACGTAGGACTACCCGGACGCCGAATGAGCGTCAGCCGGTTGGAGACCTCGACGTTGGAGCCTGCTATCATTACGTCGCCGTAACTGAGTTTGTAGAATTGTTCATACAAACTGTTCAGCGTGCCACGAAGCGGCGAACGGTTGGTGACCAGTCCGTTGAAGATTCTCCCGGTGTAAATAGGGGCGTACTTCGGGCTTTTTTGCGGTTGACCACCTGCGCCTTGAATCTGTGACATAGAACTCCTTACACACTCGCGTTATCGGCGTACATGTACTCTACTGCTGCGATTGTGGTTCCGCTACCACCAATCCACCAGTTCAATCCAAGCGGATGTATAGTCGGCAGGCTGGTGCTATGACAACACGCAGCCCCATTGATATACAGGGTTGCAACGCCGCCCGTCACCGTAATTTTTGCGTTGATACGAGCGCTAGTTGATGCATTTACACCCGAATCAACCTCAGTAGACGAACCACCTATGGTCGTCATCAGCTGCCAGTTGGGTAGAGTCGGGTCATACGTCAGGTACACTCCATCACCAATAGCAGACGGGTCAGCCGTGCTATAATCACAAGTACTTACGCCCCAACAGGCTCGTTTATTGCCCGGAGTAACAAGTGTAGCACAGCATTTGAAATTGATTGTACGAGTAGGCCAAATCCAGAACCACCCATAGTAATTACCACCCGTCATCTGGTAAGAAACACCCGCAATCGCAGAAGCGGGATTCGCCTGATAGGGGGTTCCTATATCACCGACGGTAACGGCGTCACCTATCTGAATCATGTAGTAATTGGCGGTCAACGATGCTTCCCACATCGCGAATCGTGCCGCATCAGGTTGAGGAAGACAATTCGGGGTAGGAGCAGAAGCGGTAGCCTCAATCACACCTGCGCCCGCATCGGTGAAAGTCACGGTGCTCGTGTTTTCAAAATTTGCCACAGACGGCGAACTAAGCGCAGTGCCATTGACCTGTACAGCAGTTCCTGCCTGCACCGACGGTACCCAACTGATGACCTGATTAGGAATCCATGATCCGAGATCGAACGTGCCAGTACCTACTATTTGTTGATTGTTCGGCCCCCAAGCAGGCTGGCCTTGTGCGGTGTATCCCGTCACGGTGTAGTAACTGTTGATAGGGAGAAGAACATCGTTGCCCCAAACGTATTGACCTGCGACCGCGTTACCGCTGGCGTCAAGGTTTATGGTAATCTCAACTCCAGAAGCGATCATGGAGTCATTGACCTCTGAATCTTGACTTAGCCGCATCTTGAGGTATCCAAGGGCAAGTACATTACCTTCGGCATCTTGAAAATTGCCACCTGTTAGTTCGACCTTTGCTACTGCCATTTTATACCTCTTCGACTGTCCAACTCGGGGCCGTGATGTAGAATTGTGATTCCCAAACCAACTGGCCGAGCGCCGTATAGCACTTGGCTATATAGACGGTATCAGGAGTCATCTGGTCGTTCGACCAGATATACCCAGACAAGTCTCCATTATCATCCAAGTCGAACGAAACTATCCTGTTCGCGGAGAGTTGACAATCGCCCGCGGTCGCATCGGTGTTGAGCTTAAAGGTCACTTTGCCGCCCGCTATAGGCTTACCCGCTGCGTCCTGAAAGTTGCCACCTGTGATGAGTATCTTAGCCATTATTGGCCTCTTGCTTGTTTGCCTTGCTGCATGTCCATGTTCTGGCCTGATGTCAGGTTGTTCCAGTTGTTGAGAAACACGTTACGATCTTCTTCACTGATGCCCTCAGCGCGCGCGAGCAATCCCGCAAGGAACTTCTGGTTGGCGACTTGAAATCGCGGGTCATCCGCAAACGCCCATATGAGCGCGAGAAAGCCCCAATTGACGACGTACTGCATGAAGTCCGGGATGGGTGCCCACGTTTGGTTCATGCTCGTGATTCGCGGGGCCGCTTTCTGGACGTGAATGCTTACGGGGTATGCCGCATCGGGGGCGGGCATGACGCGGAACGTCATGTTGCCGTTACCATCCTCTGTGTGAGGGTTGAGGAAGCGGGGCCGGTCAGTTTTGGAATCAAGCGACAAATTGTTCTTGACTTCCATCTCCATCCAGATCGGTGTGGACGGGTTTATATCAAGTACAGAACAATGCTCAATGTGCGAGAACTCAGGAGCAGCCAGTGTGTAATCCTGTGTCGTTGTGACACTTGCTGTGCCCGTGTCCGCTGCCGACGCGTACGTAGCAAAGTTGGTTTGGGCTGTGAAGCCCGTCGGACTGTAGGTCTGTACGACGACGAGCTGTCCGTTCAAATTCGTCGCGGTCGTAAGCCCCTTGAGCAATACAGGATTGCCGTAGAAGAACGTGTTGTTGGCGGTCACCGTCAGCACGCCGTTGGCGTCGATAGCGATGTTCGTAATCGTCGACGATGCAGGTGTCGGGTTGCACGTAAACGATAGCTCTTCGTTATTCCACCACCAAGAAAAGGGCGGGCCGAGCACGGTCTGCAGAACCATGTTGGCATTCGAAAGTGCGGGCTCAAGGCTGTTGCCAATGACGGGGTTTCTGTCGAAGCTCAGTCGTTTGCACCAGTTGATGGTATCCAAAATTTTGACGGTTGAAAGTGCCATAAGGTTCCTTTACTCGGATTCTTTTTCTTCGGTCAATTTGCGAATGACCAGAGCGCCCCAAATGAAGGGTGCGAAGGTGTTAAACCACTCACCCATCATGATAGCGAAATCGCCGATGCTGTAGATGCTGCCAAGGTCGAACACATCTGCAAGAAAGTTTAGGTGCGTCTCATCGGTCATCACACAGTGCACATTGTCAATCATGCCGTCCGGCAACGCTACTTTGGGTGCGGGTGACACAAACGGGGGTGTGGGGATTGCAAGCGGTTCGGATTGCCCAAGCATGTCGCCTAACTTCACGGCGTTCAACATCACGGGGAAACGGTCATGATTCGCAATAAGCACGGCCTGATTTGACGCGATGCCAGTGCCGAGAATTGCCCACGGTGCGAGCAGAACGTATAAGAATGTTTTGCTAAGAAACTGTCGAATCTTGTTCATGGGGTTCCTTTCCAGACAGAGCATTCATTTTCGTCGCTTTCGGCACTTGCTGAAACCCTCTGTTCGACGTAATTATCAATAGCCCCAGCCCCCGAACGGGTAAGCTGGGTTGACGGGGTTAATGCCGTATCCTGTATCCATGACGCCCGCCGCTGTCGGGTAGAATCCCCAGTCGTCTTGCTCGCGGGAGCCCTGACGGACAGCATTATCGCAGGACTTCAACCATATCGCCCATTCATCTTTGAACTTCGCTCGCACCTTTGCATCAGGCGAACGACGGAAGCATTGTGCGAAAAACCCTTGCTTGAAATACGAGTAGTAGTCGTCGGGCACAGGGTCGATATATTGCGACATCTTCGTAAAGAGAGGAACGCGCGCCTGTCCTACTGGCAGAATTCTCCACATTGGCCCCGTCTGTGCTGGCGCGGGGTTGATACGGAAGCCTTGCCCCTTGGGATTGATTGCGGTCCACACGACAGTGCCGTCAGTGGCAGTCGTCGCCACAATAGTCTGGTTGGCAAGTGTTGGGAACACAGGGTTTAGGTTTGTGAGAAATGGGTTAGTCGATCCGCATACCCCGTATGTCGTGACAACCCACAAATTGCCGAAGGCGTCCGTGATGCAGGTGATGGGGTTTCTCGGGGTAGTTGTAAGTCCGGATGGGCTCGTATAGACAACGCCGGGACCGGGGTTCGGACACCCAGTCAGGCCGTCGATCTGACTTTGCCCCCACATGCCACACTGCATCGTGTCATTCTGCATCCAGCTTATTTTACAAACTCTGCTGGTGCTCATTTGCGTGCTGACTTCCAAAACGTCTCGCTTGACTTCGATGGGAACGATGATCTTGGGGAATGTGGTGATGTTCTGATAGACCGCGGTGCAGCTTTCAAGCCAGCCGAGGTTCAGAAGTCCGGGGATGAAATAGTCTTGCTGGTAACTGTTGATATAAAATGGCGGAACCAGAATGCGGTTCCACTTCCAGTTGAACGGTTCCCCGTCGGGTGTGCCTGCTAACATTGCCGTCATGGTGTCATTTGTGATCGACAGCGCGGGCTGGTCGGAGTACCCACCGTTGGGCAGTACTGGCGCAATCTCTGCGAATGTAAGTGCATCGTCCACAAGTGCGCGAATTTGAATCGAACTGTTCCCCATAGGTCTCCTAAATAGAAAATGAAGCGGCATTGCTCTTGAGAGCCAAGCCCCGCGCCGCAACGGTTGATAGATTTACCTCAGGTTAGTCGAAGCAATTCGCTCCCGGTAAATGTCGGCAGCGTCCACCATCTTGCCCGACGCTACGTCGAACGTAGAGAAGCGACATTGGACTGAGCCTGACATCGAGTTGTTTGTTTCGAAGTTACACGCACGAAGGTATTCCACTCGCGCCGCTTCGAACTTTTCCTTGTCGAACTTTCCATCCTTCACGGAGACGTTCTTGCCGTCGCGGAAGTAGAAGTTCTTTTCGACCGGAGGTGCCCACGTCTTAGCGCAGCGAAGGCAGCGTACCCAGATGTCGCCGTTAATCATTTGGTGCTTGATGACCGAATACTGGTTACCGTTGCCACCTGTCGAGATGACGCGCATGTCGCGCTGGCTTGCCGTTCCACCCTTTTTATGGGTGCAAATGGTCCAACGATACAGGTCAGTCGCGTCCGCCTGTGCAAATGCCTTACCCTGAGACTCACGGTCGTACTGGAGTTGTTTGGACGCCAGTGCTTCCTTTTCGAGTTCAATCTTCAATTTCCTGATGTCGAGATTCCGACGCTCGCGCTCAGCCGCCTTGGCTTCCAACTCTTCTCGCAAGTTCTGCTGTTCCAACAGAACGTTCTCAAGTTGAATGCGCTTGATCTGTTCGTTCGTCGTTTCCGGCACTGTGGTCGTAATGGCGGTTACTGCAGTGTTTCCTTCGATACTCATGACTCCTCCTTAGTTTTCTTTCAAAGCTACGGGACTTTCTCCCGACAAAAAATCAACGTACGACTGACATGATTTTGGATCAGTCGGCGGAAAGAAATGTTGTAATGCACGCTGACGGGTGACTTCCGCGTTTTTGTATGCCCGACTCGCGCTAGTTTCAAAAGTAAATGTCCAACACCATGTGTAAAAACACAAGGAAACATCTACATAAAATTTTTGCTTGTTTACAAACACACCGAATGAGACCTGATTTCTAGTCTGCATGAGTCCTCCTATATTCTCCCACCTGCGCGTCGGAACTGATACAGCGTTTCGTTGTACCGACTGAAGGCTGGTGTTTGTTTCGGCTTACCAAAAACTTCGTCCGCCTGTGCTTCTGTCAATGCGGACTTCAAAATCAACTGCAAGAGACACGTTCTCCAGCCGCGGTATTTCTCCGCAAGTGGTACTCCGTGCTCGTCGAACGACATGACACTCAACTCGGGCATAAAGCCCAACTGCACCCAGCAACCTACCTCAGACGGCAGGCTATCGCGCTGAATGATCAGTGTCACCATCCTCGGCATTGGATGGGGTTTATACCAACACTTGACGCCTGCTTTGCGCAGCTTGCCAATGAACTCCGAAGAGTGCATTATGGTTCCGACTCTTGCGCCCGCATCCGCGTACTCGCCCGGCTCGACCCATTGATATTCTTTGGCAAGCGCTGCGTTTTGTTCCTGCCAGCGTGCCAACTCCTCTTTGTTCAAATTGCTCGTGCTGTCATGGACACGCGTTGCGTAGTCGTCAATCTCGGCCTGAAGTTCAGAGGTGACATTTTCACCATCCAACGACTCGTTCCACGTCTTTTTCGACCGCACCGGCTGTGCTATCGTTGGGACGGGTGTGGGTGCTGAATTTTCCCACCGTTCAAAATAATCCTGATTGCTCACAAACCCTGTGCTCATGACTCCTCCGGTTTCCACTGACTCCGCTGGCCGAGGGCGAAGGACCGCTTCCGCCGAGGGAGTCATTGCACATCATGATGCTGTATATCGGTCGCTCGTGCGGGGATCAGCCGCAGTCACTTCCGACGCTTCGTCGCTGTGTTAACCCAGCGCTTCCACCTCGTGCGATGCTTTGGGTAATCCACCCGGTGTTGCATCGCCACTGACCGTGGCATCAAATTTCCCTTCACATAAATCTTTGAACATCTCGTCGTTCTGCTGAGCGACCTCGACCGTGCGCCTCAGGCTTTCGTTGGCTGTTCGCAAAGCGCGAACAACCGTTCTCAAAATTCGGTTCGAATTACGAACCTTCGTGACCTCATGCTGCAGGATGTCGTTGGACTCAATGAGCCCTGCGATGACCAAATCCTTGTCCTCCATATAGCCTCCTCTGACTATTTACCGTACGGCGCTCGCCGCTGCAAACTTGAATCTGTAAGCCGCCCAACCCGACGCTATGCATTCTGGGTCGGCAACACTTGGCGTGTCATAGTACAAAACGTGGGCCTTGATGTTATTCTCAAAGAGATCAACTATGTGTACACCAACACCGTACTTACGCATGGCATTCCCGACCAGCGCATTATACGTCGAAGCGCACATGTGTCCCAATCGCTCAGCAACGACCGTAATTACGTCTGTGGGTTGTGTGTTAAACCAGTCGCAATACTCCTCAAGGGATACGTACTTGGTGTTGTCAATGACGCCTAACTGAATGACATGACATGGTGCGTCGGTCTTAGACAACTTCAACCAATCAATCTGGCCTTTGTCGTAGAATCGCATGTCCTGACGGACAGTTTGTTCGAATGCCTGTTGGAACTCCTCCTCTTTGTTCATATAGCCTCCTCTGACTATTTGTGTAGCAACAAAATATGGTTGTAATGCACGAGCAACAAGATGCCCGTTACCTGAATTACGACGGAGATGACCGCTGCGACGGTACGAACAAACGCCCATCGACTTTCCCATTTACTCAGCATATCTCCCTCCGAAAGATTAGGGGCAGGATGCGCGATACTCTGCTTGCAGGTCGCCTGCCCTCTGTTTCTTAGCCTATACTTGTGCCACCTGTCACGGTGACAAGCAGTGTGGATTTGCCGCGCGTGCCCGCGACTGTGGGAGAAATGAGGTGGACGCCAGTGCCTGTCAATACGACTGCGGCTGCAACGCCGAGCCCTGTAGTAGGATTATCTGACATATGTTTTTCCTTTCAGAGTGGGGCGGTAAATAACCGCCCCTGTACTCGGGTTACGCTACAACCGTGACAACAATCTGTGCATAAATCATCTGCACAGGATCGCCAGATGCCTGCGAGGGCTCCGGGTCTGCCGCAGCACTTGCGAAATCGAAAGTCAGGAACTGCACTTCGATAACCGCTTGGCCGAGAGCCAGACCAGTGATGAGGCCTGTGGAACTGACCGATGCTACGCTGCCGTTATAGCCAGCGAATGCCGACGGTCGGTACCATGCGGGAGCGCCCGCTGCGGGGTCGTTGTACGACTTGTAGACAGGCGAGCCAACCGGAGTATAGGTCGTGTTAGCCACGTCCTTCAGGACAGTGGTCAATTGGCAAGTGTCAGCGTAAACGGTTCCGCCGTAAGTCGCGCCCGACAAACTCAGTGTCAGAGCATATTGTGCGACAGGGTGATTGGTCGATGCGACCGCGCCGTAGCCTTCGCCGTTCAGACCACGAGTGTCATTAGGCGTTGCTTCGGTAGCGACGGTCAGTCCGCCATTGGCGGGGTTGGTGATGTTAGTGCCGGTCACTTGGACGTAAGCCGCTACGTTCAGGCCATCAGTCGGATTGTGCTGTGGATTCGGATTTCCGGACATAGATTATTTCCCTTCTGCGAGGGCCTTAGCCCTCGTCAACACTTCTGTGATTCTCATGTCCACAAGCAGAGACGGAATCTGGTGCCCGAAGTTCCTAGTCATAGCCATTTCCATCCAAGCCCGTAATGAAAACTTTGACTTGCTAGCTTGGCATGACAACATCGAACTCTCAGGATGTGAACTGCAACAAGGCACGAGGTTACCTTTTACATGTCCAAGAGATGAATCAATTCGATCCAACCCCCAAACTTTTCCTTTTTCAGGTAATCGACCACAATAAGTACAAGTTCGTGGATTTCCAGAATCGTCCAGATAGTAATGAATCACTTCTGTCGGATTAGAAAAACCAAATTCTCGTCCTGCTACTTTGTCCGTCCAACGCATTCCATTATATCGTTTTCTGATAATCTTGTAATAGCCGTTAGACATCTTCTGTGCTCGTGCAGTGAATGCCGAGCCCGCTTGTATATATTCCACAAGCGTACCGTCTTTTCGCCATCCGGCAGCCCAATCCTGTATCGTATCAATACAAACACCTGTTCGGTTCGATATTTCCTGTTGGCTTCTCCGTAGACGCAACAACTCTAAAACTTTACTTTTCACTTCTTCTGGAAGTGCTTTCATGTTCCCTCCTTAATAGGGATGCCAAAGGCGGGTGATTAAGGCACCCGCCCACGGACTTGTGCAACCAGTGATTAGCTGATTGCCGACGCTGCGTCGATCTGACGCATTCTGCAATGTTGTTACTCACCTTTCGGCGGGATAGGTCATTTCTGCCTACCTCATACGGTTCAATTCCCGTATGTTCAGACTATCGCATCGCTTGTAACAAGCGTTCTCTCACTTAGTCGTTCAGGCTGCTTTCGCTTGCCCCTTGTTGGCTTCTCAGCGTTCAAGACAATCAGAGAGAATTTACCCACGACCAGTATGTTAATCGTGGTATCTGGTCCTAGCGAGGTCGTAAAATGAACTCGATAGGATGTCCCAACTAGCGACCGGCTACAGCAGCCATCGCTTTACCAGATGTAACCCGGACAGACTCAGTATATCCGGGGATCAACCCTTCAGGGTCTGCAACCGTCGGCTCAGCGTTCTGCACGATGTTGCACTTGATGTTGCGCCACTCGCCGTCTCCGTAAGTGGTGTCGCCCTGCGCTCCAAGGTTAATGGCGAAGATACCGTCCTTACCGAAGATGTAGGTGCGAAGGGCCGTCAGGCCAGTCACGCCACTGTAGTTGATGGTCTTGGTGACCAACGGAGACTGGAAGAAATGAACGCCCGTGGTCGGGATTTCAATGACTTCCGTCAGATCGACGCTGACCAGCTCTTCCATGCGGGCGAGACCCACAGGGGTGTGCTTCAGGATGTCGATAGGCGAATCGTTGCTGTTGTCAGCCGTCACGTCGCCAAGGGCGAACGGATGGATGACGCCGACAAAGGACTTGGAAGCCTCGTCGAACGGACGGATCGAACGGCCAGCCATAGACTGGACGCTGTTACGAATCTGAGACAGCGACAGAGTGGTGAAGCTCGCCGTGGTTGTCGCAGCCAGTTCCACCAACACGCTGGCATCGATGCTGGATGCACCGTCAGCAGTTGCGCGAACCAATGCGCTCAGAGACTCGCCAAGACGATACGACATTTCTTTCGCAACGTTCTCGACGGTCTGGTCAATCGCGGTTGCGAGAGACAGGGACGAAAAGTTCGCGTAGTCAGCGTACTCGCCGATAGTGGCAGTCGTATTCAGGACGTTGACGGACAGGGACGGGCCCACAGTTCCTTCGGTCGTCTGGTTGGTGTTAGCAGCCAGCGGCACGTACATGAACATTTCTAATGTGTTTTGGGTTTAAGACTCGAAAGTCCCTGATGTCACCATCAGGTCGCTCTGCATGTCACCATGCAGTTCAGACTCTATCATGACTCCCTGCGGAGTCTCTTGCGTATTAGTCGTTAGGGATACCCCACGAGAATTCAAAATTCTTAACTGTTGCCAATAAACTCGACGCAATTCGTTGTTCGCTTCAGGAGCGAGTCTAACGAAATTCAGCAAGATTTTTGCTTGTTCCCGTTTCACAACTAGGTAAGGGAGCGTTGCTAATAGAAGAATCTCTATATCCTTCTTCTTTAGCACTCGCCACATGTAGGCTTCTTTCGTTTTCGCTGTCGCTTTCTTTGACAGGTATACGCTTCCGCCAAAATTACTTTGCAGCCAATCAATCAACTTCTTACTCGTGCTTTGTACCATCACGATTGAGTTGTAATTTATGCAGGTCTCTTTTTGACCAGCACCGATTGTGATGCAACCTTCACCATCTAGAATGCCTGCGAGGTAGCCATACTTCGCTTTATCTGACATTTTGCCTCCTTTCGGATATTATGTAGGCATGGGGTCTTTCCTCGGTATTGTCTACTATTTACTATAGCAGGGGTCCACCGATTTAGCAAGATTTATTTTTACAACCAGTACAAAATGTTTTAGATATACTGGTTACCGCTCTTCATGGGCAGGTCAAGGCGCTCTGCGCATGCGACGAACGGGGTTTGCGCCTTCAGGTTCTCACGGAACCGTTTATCATAATACTTCACCGTGGATTGAGGCAGGTTGGATTGCTGGTTTCCAGCAGGAGAGAAAGACATAATCTATCCTTCAGGTTAAGCTGATACTGGTGCACGCTTTCTGGCGTCCGCTGCACGTTGCAGGTCGTTCACCAACTTTGCAAAAGCCGGGTTTCTAAGTTTTTTCTTATACTCTTCGGAAGGCATGTTATCAATATCATCCAAAGTAATGTCAGTTGTCACACCACTTGTTGTGGAGTCTGAAGCATTGCTGCTATTCAGACCGGACGGGACTCTTACTTGGCGCTTTGTTTGCGGCTGCTCGACGGGAGTAATCCGACTCTCGGTTGCAACTGGAACCGGCGATACTTTTGGTTCCGTACTCGGCGCGGGTGCAGTCGGACCCACTGTGGGTACAGACGGCACGGGCGCGGGAGTTACCTCACGCACGATAGGGCTGTCGAGGAGCAATCCGGCTCCCTTCAGCGTTGAAAAAGCTAAGTTGAACATCGCGACAGTAGGATTTAGCTTCTTCTTGAACATCCATGCTGTCAGTACTTGTTTGTTTTCAGCACACGGATAAAACTCCGGTGTCTGTTTCTCGAAAATGTCGTAGTTCGACTTTGCCGTCAACTGCAACATGAGCAACTGTTGGTTGTTCAGTGTTTGACGCAGTACGTCAGGCTTCATGCCGACGCTGGCTTCGAACATCGTGTCAATCGCTTCTAGCGACTTCGACGGATCGTTCAAGTCTTGCGAAAGATTGAACCGCTCTTCGGTGGACAACTCGCGCGGCTTAAACTCAACAAATGACTCAAAGCGCTGTGCGTCGTCGGGCAGTGGCGTATCGTCCACGATCCCCAGCGTTTGTTTGCGGGTGACCTCGCGCAACTTGCGCACGAGTTCGACATTTTGAGCTGTGAGTTTTTGCGCCAACTCGTCCGGCGTATGATAGACGATGACTTGTTTTCCACCCAACTTCGCACCGGCAATATCTGTCGGCTGGTACTCGTATCGAAGCTCTGGCAATGCATCCGTAGGCGCAACTACCTGATCGCTATGCGCAACTATGGGCTCGCTATGCGCAACTATGGGAGCAACCGCGGACGTGATGCGCGGGTCACTCGGATCGTCAAGTGTGTTATCGCCGGGTGCGACGGGCGCAGCTGTGGGCGCGATCACTTCCGGCTCCATTCGACTAAGACGGTTACGAACTGAACTGTTCATTGGCATAATCTCCTCCTAGATTATTGAAACTCTGGTGAAACGTTCGGCATTTCCGGATTCTCGGGTGTGCCGAGTTTCGAAGCGTTATAGTGTGCAAGATCGAACTCTTCGACAATCCTCTGTATCAGCCCTGTGTAAAATTGGGCCGCGGCCTTTGCAACACAATGCAGTGCAACTACGGACTCGGGCTGGTCGACGGGCGTATTCATGAGCGCCGTGTTGAAGTCCTTCACAACTTGGACCATCAACAGCTGCATGATGTCCCAACCTTCCTGCTGTATGTATGCAGAAAGTATTTGCTTTTGACGGGCGTCAAGTTTGATGTCCATCTCCATGACGTTTGCCATCTCAAGTGACTTCACTGGATCGAGCATGTCTCCTCCGAAATTTTGGGGGCAGTGCACAATAGGTTAAGTGTCTGCCCCGCTCATATTACTCAACCGTAGGCTGTTGACCTTCAAGCCCCTGAGGGCTAGGCGTGCCTTCAACCGCTTCGCTCATACCGTTTGCCCTTGCGGACTCACGTATGATGTCGCGTTTGATTCGGTTGTCCGATTCTTGGTCGGCTAATTGTTGTTTTTGTTGGAACTTCTGTTGGTCGCCTTGTGCCTTAGCCTGTGTCTGCATCTGCATCTGTGCGGCCTTCGAACTGGCGGCACGCTTTTTCTTCATGGCGTCGGTCAGAGGCTTGATGATGTCCTGTCCGTTCTTCCATTCGGACGCTTCCATCCACATGTTGATAATTGGCTTGAAGTCAATGTACTCTTCGTTGATGTCCGCCAGACTTTCTTGTATCTGTGGGTTGTCCAGAATCTGAGTCAACATGACCATTGACTGGGCCATCGTACGCTTAGCTGCCAAGCTAGAACCTGCAAGAACCTCGTACTCGATTTGAGCATCGTGGAACTCTTGCATGTCAATGTGCTTCGCATACGCTTCCCCCCGCTCTTTTCCAAGAACGGCAAGTATGGCTTTGTCCGACATTATGTTGAAGATCAACATGTCGAGGATGCTGAGGAACGGTTTGAACACCTGTTCGATGAAGTTGTCCAGCGGGCCATCGAGACGTGTTGCGCTCGCACCCGCGAGAATGTTTGCACCGCCAGCCGTTCGCCCCATTGAGGAACGCGGACCTGCGGTAGACCCCTGCACTAACTGCTGATCTGCACCAGACGAGGACTCTGTAGCCTGCTCCGATTCCTTGAGTGCACTCCAAACATCTGACGGTACTTTCGGAGTTTCCATCAGACGATATGCTTTTTCGGTGTCCTTGACGGTGAGAATTTTTCCAATGCCCGACCGAATCATTTGTGTCGGGGCGTTGTCATCACGGTCGCGTAGGTACAACGGGTTGACGCCGAACGAAAGGATTTTCAGAATGGCATTGATGGTGCCTTGGTCGACACGTTGGTTTTGCCCAACGATCAGCCCGAGACCCATGCCATAGAATGCCTTTGGTCGGTTCCACCAGTTGGCGGAAAGAAACGGTACCTGTTTGAACTCGTTCTTGCCTGTAAAGATGACGGTCTTTTGATTGAGAACCATGATCTTTCGATCTTTGTCCCAATACTCCATGATCTCAAGCTTGCGGCGCAGCGGGTCAGGGCTTACTCTGATGTTGACCTTCTCCGCGTGGTGAACGACACCTTCGATGTAAGAGGCTTGTTCCGTCTCCAGTAGTTGGGCCTGTTCTTTTCCTGTGGCCCAGAATTTCTTTAGGTCTTCCTCCCCCGGAAAGCGCCAGCCTTTTATTGCTTCACCCTTTTCGCCATCAGCCAATGCCTGTACGACGGCATCGCGCAGTTCCTTCATTTGGTAGAAGTCCATGTAGCGAACGTCTATGACCCACGCGGCTTTGCGAATATCTGAGACGTTTAACTGGGGGTCAACTAGAACTTTGTCGAGCGGACGAAATTCGAATACGGGCAGCGGAACGATCTTCTCACGAACCTTGATATTGGGTGGTTCGTCGGTGACGACACTGTCGTCTGGCGTGCCGTCGGTGCCCGGAAGATTTACGACCGAGGCTGTCCTAGTGTAGTACTGGATCGTCTTCCAGTCGTATCCCCACTTCCAAATACCAGTTCCGAGATGCGCCATCTGCTCCAAGCCCCATTTAGTCTGGGTTTTGAATTCACAGTCGCGCAGGATGTATGAGAGCAGTGTAGTCTTTGCGTCCACGATCTGTTGGGTCTTACCAGCTGCGACGGGGTCATTGCTGGTTCCACCTGTAGGTCGAAGAATCATTGGAGGATCGTCGTAAAAGAGACCCTTGTGGAGTTGAGGTACGACCGCGTTGCACACCTTCGCAACGGTAAAGCGCTGGACGTTGGGCTCAAGGACGTACGTGTTTTCGTACACGGTCATTGGGCGCGGCGATTGGTACAGAAGGTCAGCATCTCTCCAAAGCAATGTCCACTGTCTGTTTGAGATGTACGCCTTCGCAGCCACAGCGGATTGCACGACGAGTGCTAGGTCGCCGCCGATGGTCAGGATGTCGCCGTCTTTGTTAAAATCCTCGTTGGTCAAATCCCTGTTGGGATTACCTTCGGAGTTTTCCAGATCAGCGATTCCAAGTGTTTCGATCTTCGCGGGCGATGTTTCAACTGTGTCTGCCATATCTCTCCGTTAAAACAAGTCTGCCAGTGGGTCGGTCGCTGACGGATCGTACGTGTCCTCTTTGACAGCGTTGATCGCCTCATAGAGACTCATGTCAGGATTTTCCTGAACCATCTGCTGTGCATTGAACTTTGCGTAAGCACCCAGCCCGTAGGTCTGTTCGTATTTAGCCTTGCCCAGCGGGTCAGGACAGTATGTGTCCTGCTGTGCAGTGATTTTTGCTTCCATCTCTGCGTACCCAGAAAACTGGTTGACGAGCAGCGCAAGAGCATCGACAATGTCGTCGTGCGTTGCCGCCGCGGTTCCGAACTTCGAAAGTTCGTCGTAAAGTTCTTCGAGCGAGGGACAGGAGTTGACGAACAGAAGGCGCTCGTCTCCGAGGTATCGTAGAACCGGCTTCGCCTTCATCATCTTCGAATTGGCTTTGTTGCCCAATCCCAAAGAGACGAATTCTATGCTGGCGCGCACCTTCAATTTGTCCATCTCGCGATAGACTTCTCTGCCGAGCCATTTGACGCCGACAGACTCCTCAATACAAACTCGCCTAGGCTTCCACTTCAGCACATTAGCGGCGATGACTGCAGGTAACTCATACTCGTTGAATCTTCCGCGGTTCATATCGATAACGTAAAATCGACCGCCGTAAATAAGTGCCGTAATGATGACCGTATAGTCTGCCCAACTCTTCGTCGAATAGGCTGTGTCGACGGTCGTAACTATCATGCCAGTTCCGGGCATGAGATTCGCTTGGATTGTGCGTCGTATCAAAAGTTCGCGTGGGAACTTGACGACGTGCATCTGTGTCGGATCGTTGAGGTACTTGATTGCGAAGTACTCGTCGGTCTTTTTCTTGGTGCGAAGGAACTGATAAGTCAGTGCGTGAGGATTGTTTTCCTCATTGAACCAGAGGCCGCAGTCAGATTCGACCATTTCCTCTTCAATTTTTCCTGCCTTAACAGCTGCTTCGTTGGCCCACCAAGCAGCACGGATGTAAATCTTCATCGGGAAGTCTTCGCCCTCTTCGGCGTACTTCTTCGAGTTCTTGATATCCTGTCCGTACGTATCTTCTGAATCGTACCAAGTCCCAATCTTGTCGTAAAAACCGTAAGGATGCAGCATGGCTTGGTTGATGCTGACCTGCTTATTGACCTTCTTCAGTCGGTCAACTGTCAAACTGTTCTCGTTCGTGACAACGTCGTCCAACTTCATGATACAGACGTGCCAGCCTGCGAGGTTCTGTTCGATTGATGCCGCGAATACCGTGCACTCTTTCTCCAACTGGGAGACCGCGGGCGTCTGATATTCATAGCCCTTGCCGTCGTCCTTGGGGATGCAGTGTTCGGGGAAAACGATTTGAAAGATGCTAGGATCGCCATCGCGCATCGTCTTCGCCTGCAGGGCTTTTTTGAGGGTGAAGAGGTTCATGCACGAACTGTCAGCGTCTTCGAGTACAAAATGTCCTTTGATCTCACTTACAAAATCTTCTGCGAGGTCGAGCACGCCTGTCAGAATGAGGATCGTCACTTCAGGGAAGCAGCATACCCACTGAACGCAATCCGCCATATCCATGGTGCTCTTGAAGCCGCCGCGAGGCACGAGCAGAAGACGCTCTTTCTTTTCGATGTAGTTCTCTTTCGCCGCAAATGCTTTGAAGTTCGGCAACGTCGGGTCTTTGCGAACGAAGAATTCGTTGCAAATTTCCTCATGCGTGTTATGTACCTTGCCGTCAGTCCAGACATACTCATGGTCTGTCATGGCATCGTAGCCAAGTAGTTTGCACAAAAAGAACAGATTGGTTTGCGCCATGAAACGAACGCGCATCGTCAACTTGTTGTCCTTAGGCATGCCGTACTTATCGCCGACTTTGAGGACTTTCAACTGGTGAGCTGGAGAGAGTTTAGAAAAACTCTGCTGGGCCATTGCGTCGATCTCTTCCCAAGACTTGTCTCGATACTGGTAGTTCTTGTCTTGGAGATGTTTGTCCAGCATGGTTTGCAGGCTATCTATCTTCACAGCTCCTCCAAAAAATTAATGCCTCCGGACGATCAATCCGGTCTCGTGCGGCATACACGTCAGGCGACTTATTGTCAGGGGAGATACATCCCCTTATCGCGCCAAAATCATTAAGCCTGTGCGGGGGGTGCGCCAGCGCCAACCGCGCCAGCCTGTGCCTGATCCGCGCCTTGCGGCCCACCGGGGGTCGGCATTGCGGGTGCGGTCTCGGACATATTGGGAGCCTGATCCGTCAGATGCTGCAACATTGACTTGTCGTCAGCAGACGTGTGCTCTTCCATCTTGTGATGTTCGGGATAGTGGTGATGATGTTCGTGGATGTACGTCCCACCCGCGGCTTTGCGCGTATGGATGGATTTGATCTTCTTGGGCGGCTTCGCATCGCCTTCGGTAACCTTGTCGTAAATGTTTTTCATTGGATTGTCCTTTGCGGGTGTGACTTTCTCGCCCTTGTGCAGTATTGCTGGTCCCGTCTTAGGGACATAATCTGTGCCGCTCTTATACGACGGAAGACCCTTCGTCATATCACTGATGTCTTTATCGGATATGCGTTTCTCTCCCGGCTTAGTGCCATAAGGCGCGCCCTTGGGATTGGTCTTGTCGACTGCGGTACCCTTGGCGGCTGTCGAGCTTGCAGGTGTGCCCGCGGGCGTCGCTACAGAATTCAACACCGCGCTTGTTTCTCTGGCCCTGTCTTTGAGACCCGGACCTTCGTTCATGATGTCTTGGTCTGGCTTAGTGGGAGTAGGAGGAGCAGGCATGTCATTGTCCTTTGAAGAAGTCGGGTAGCGACTTCCATCGCTCGCGCGCGTGCGCCCGCATTCCAACACCGGGATCGTACGGCGGATAGATGTATCTGAATTTCTTTTCTGCTGCGAGGAAACTATCAGGCATCTCGCCGACTGCCCTGAGGTACATGAGGGTAATTGTTGTCGACCGGCTGTGACCTGCGTTGCAGTGGACGAGTATTTTGCGGCCCGCGGACTGCATATCTTCTATGAAGTTTATCCCGAGATCAATGACCTCGTCAGGAATCATGGTCGGATCGTCGACATCAATGAGGTTCAGCGCCATGACATCGCCCTTGCGCACTGAAAGATAGTTCTTGCCCTTGGGTGCGCCGAGTGTCGTATAGCCTAACATCGAGCGGTGACTGTCAGGTCCGTCCTTACAACATGCTAGTCGTGCGTAGCCTCGCCCTTCAGCCTTCGCTACGTCCTTATCGGAGCCAACATATAGCCCACGTATGATCTCCTCCATGTTGTCTCCTTACTGAGCCAAGCGGTCGTACAACAAGACGCCGTATACCAAAAGGATACAGAATCCTGTGAAGCCGAAAAACACCAATGCTGCTTCTATCATAAAATCTCCTACCCACAAATAAACTTTTTGCTCTTACCGTCAATCTCCCAATGGCCCGTATGGCCCTGTGCTGGAGTTACGGTCTCGCCTTTCTTTAGCGTGTAATTGCCGTCGGCAGGAACCACGCCGCCTGCGTGCATCTTACCCATCGAAGGAAATTTTGCATGAACCTTTGCCCGCACCGCTTTCTTTTCCGCGGGGGAGCCATTGCCGGACACGCGCGACAGTGCGTTGGCCGCATGGCTACGGTCGGGAATCGGGTAAGCTCTGCGCCCCGGAATTGCGAACGTACTCGTCTTCAAACTATTGCGCTTTGCGCTGGTCAACTTTGCCATAAGGCTCCTATGCTATAATCAAATTCTTTTGCGGGAGCGGTGTGCAGTCCTTAATCATCCCATTGTCTGCTGCGCGAACCGCTGCTGCTTCCGCCTGCATCTTCATGATGCGCTGTGCTTGCTCAATGACGAATGACTTCAGAACCATATTCGCAAAGTCTCGTGCAAATTCTTTGGATGTCTGGTCGAGCACCGCAAGGATGATGGCGTTCTTACGCCAAACCCGTGAGAATCCCTCAACCATTTTCAGGTCGCACTGGGGGATTTGTACTTGCATCTCCAGTGGTGCCGGTTGCGGCGCTGGTTGTGCCTGTGTTGGCTCGCTCATTGTGCCCTCCTCCGTAAGTTTGTTCTTGGAACTCTCGCAGCCGCGCGTAATCTTCAACGGGCGCAGGCGGCGGCTCGGGCGCGGGCGCAGCAGGTGGTTTTGTATCTGGTATACTTCCGTTCTTCTGAAACTGTGGGAGCGCCGATTCGGGTATTAGGCCGTCGAGAAATGCACCCCAGATGTTAGCGGCCAACTTAGTAGGCCCGCCAGCATTTTTGTCCCGTCCTAGTTTCATGAACTGGTAAATCCACTTCTGGCGATACTTTGGTATATATCTTGGCATACTCCCTCCTCCCAGAAGGTTACCGAATGGTGACATTCGTAAATGTCATCGAACGGTGACATTTGCAATTCGCGATTCGCGAATGTCTTACCACAAATTCTTCAAAGCCCCCATCGCATAAATGCGGTTTTTCTCTTCTTGAAACGGTTTTCCGTGCTGGTGTTTTGGGTGCCGCTGCCAAACGGCAACATGGCACATTTCATGCAAAAGCACGATTCGCCACCAGCAAGGTTCGCCCTTCAGTGCTGGGTCAAGTTTGATTTCAAAACAACCATCTCGTACTTCAAACACAGGGCAAGTTACGCCGTCACACTTAGGTGTCGGTTCCCAAAAGAGAACGGTATCTGTTGGAAGGGTGTCACCCCAGTACTTTTTGTTGAACTTAGCATACCAAGTTCGTAACCGGCGGTCGGACTGCATAACCCCTCCAAGAAACTATGGGCACCTATTTTCAAGGTGCCCGCTGTACGAAACGTCCTTTTGTGCGCTACAGTTTCTTCAGTTCAGTCTTGGCATCAGCCTCGGCTGCTGTCAGGTCCGCCCGCAACTTCGTGACTTCCGCCTTGAAGTCCGCGACCACAGCCTTTAACTCACGCGAGATCAGTCCACGAAACCCGAAGCCCGCGCCGAACAGAATCACTGCCACTGCCAATGCAATAACCAAATCCATGTTTCCTCCTTACTCATGTTCGGGGGATAGAGACAATCCCGCCGATGTCACCTGTGCTGCGTTGACCGCAGGCACGCCGCTCTGCACCACACCTGCGACAACTTTGCTGGCGGTGCTGGGCAACGTATTGCCCAACGGTGCGTTGTTACAAATAAGGTCAGTGGCATTTTGAACCGTGCCGTTGACCAACTTCAGTCCGGGCTTCCCCGGAGGAACTGTGCCGAGTATCGTGCCGGAATCGTACGGGCCGATTGCCGTGCCCGTCTGTGTTCCTGCCAACTGGTACTGTGCCACGATGCCATTCGGCTGTTCGCCCGATGCTGCGGCACCGCGTGCTACGAGTGTTGCTCCGTCATTCGCCATAAATCTCCTTAAACTCTTTTGTGCGTACTCCACCAGTTGACAGCCATACCATCTGATGCGTATCTATACGGACTTCCTGCTATAGATTTAATAAATGTCGCTGGCGGGGCTGAAGCGTTGTTTGTGGGCTTTCCCCACTCGACACTTGAATCGCCCCATTTTGCTTTGTACAAATCTGCCGCATGTCCCTGAATCTGTCCCTGTTTCTTACCGAACTCTCTGGAATAAGACGAAGAGGCTGTGTTGGCACCGTGCCCGTGCTTCACCTTCACATTTTTAGTGACGGCGAATTGGTATCCTGCGTTGAAAACTCTACGACAATAATCTACATCGTCGTATCCGTACCCAGCATATCTCTCGTCCAGCATGCCAACTTTTTCTATGACCTCGCGGCGGATCAACACACACACAAAGGCAAGATAGAAACTGCACACGCCCTCTTTGGCACTCGATACATGTTGTAAATAATTCGAGACGCCGCCATCTATCTTCGGGGATAGTACACCGACAGTAGGATTTTTTTTGAGATAGTCCTGCATCTGTTCGACTGTGTCCGCCTGTAGAAAACGAACATCGTCGTTGCACAGCAGAACATCACCAATGGATTGCTGTATGCCAAGGTTGATGTTTCGGCTGTATATGAAGGGCTTTATCCCAGAGACTGTTGTCCAGCCTTCGGGCTTGACGATCTCTTCTCCGTCCCGCACTAAAATCTTTCGTACGTTCGGGCAGAAGCGATTCACGCTGTCCCTACAGTCGTTGAAAATGTCTTTGAACTTGGACGGAACTACAACGGTGAACGAGTTCGGTCCATACAAATCTGGATGCAGTGCTTGGATTTTGTTCACTAACTCTTGATGTCGGGGCAGTGCCTGTGAGTAAAGTCCATGCTCGTCTGTAGGCTTCGACCTGTAGTGAAACAGGGGCTCACTTAGCACCGCTAATTTTTTTCCGTGGCTGAGTAAGTCTATCCAGAGGTTCCAATCTTCATAGGCAAACAACTCTGTGTTGTACCCACCTACATCAACCAGCGCCTGCTTGCGAAACAACGCGCAGCAAGTCAACTTATTACCTGTCAACTCTTCAACCAACGTCGGAATAGTGATGTGCGTTCGACCTGTATGCTGGCCGAAATAATCAAAGTCAGTGCAAACCGCTGAAATGTCCGGCGTCATCAAAGACATTGTCCGAACAATATATTCTGGTGAAATGGTGTCATCGGCATCAAGCGTCACTATAAATTCGCCTGTGGCTTCGCGTATGCCTGTGTTGCGTGCAGCGGACGCACCCTTATTGTCTTGGCGTATCACACGCACTGGGTACTTACTGATGACCTCCAAAGGATCATCTGTCGAACCGTCATCTACCACAATGACCTCGACGTTACTATACGTCTGGTTCAGTGCGGACTCGATGGCCTGCGCCACATACCGCCTTGCGTTGTATAAAGGTATGATGACGCTGACTAATTTCACAAATATCTCCTCTTCAATTGTTCGTAAAGGCAGTCAGCCGGATAGCTCGCAGTGCTGTCGAGTTTCTTTCCCGAGGGAAGAATACCCGCGGCGGCGTTCGGTCCATTGTCCCAGATACTGCCGCGAAGATGAACTGCGTAGGATTTTGTCAAATCCCACTTTATTGTGGGGTTCACGATATCTTTGATTCGGTTCCAAGGGACTGGGTCGAACGCGGCTTTCGGCTGAAGGTAACTTGTCATGCCGAATTTTAGGACTGAACTTTGTACCAACTTCGGCCCGACATCCTGATAGCCTTTGTTTACGCGGTCAGATACGCTCATGTCCGAAACTGTCTTGAAGCAGTGCTGCATTATGGGAGCGCCCTTCGGCGTCTTCATGAAGCAACCGCTGACATAAAACTCGTCAACGTTGTCCAACACGAAAGCGTACGGCGTACTTATGTCAAACGGTTTCAGACAGACAGAATCCATGTCTGCGTGCCAGCCGCCCTCCATCAGCAGCATGGCGTACCGAAAATAATCTGCGAACTGTTCTGGGTGGCGAAAGTTTTGTATTTCCGATTGCGGCAGAATCTCTCGCGCATCGTGGATCACCACGCCGTCTGGTATTCCCGTCACGTCGTTGTAGAGGTATAGGTGATAAGGAACACCGTGGTATAAGTACGAAGAGATGGACAACCTTTCCATCAGGTCGATTGTTTTTTCGGTCCACATACTACGCACTATGTTCATTGGCTCTCCTTCCAATGACGCCGCATTTGATCTGGCGTAAGTGAGTGTATTACTAAGAAGTCGTTTGGTTTTGCTAACTCCGCGTCTGTGATGTACTGGTTCGTTCTCGTGCGCGGCGCGATGTAATAACGACCATCTATTTCGCCGTAAATCCCTTTGCGGTACAAAGACTCGCCCGCCCATCTGTCTTCCGCCCAACAGCCGGGCGCACTTTCCGACAAAACTTTCAGGGCATGCTTACTCAACCAGTAAGCCATTCCCGAACAATAAGTAGTGGTGTTTGCTGTGCGGGACTTCCACCACACAACTGCTGTGGGGTCGGGCACGGGCACTGGGCCTGTTGAACTGCCGACGTAGTCCGCGGTAGGCACGTTCTGCATGATGCGCTTCCAGTAGGCATACACGTCGTCGTCAATCTTGAGGAGATAGTCGTAGTCCTTAGCCAGCGCGTATTTGATTACGCCTCGAAGCTTGTCCGCTGAGTGCAGGTAGTCGTCTGGCGCGTCTAAGAACACTTCGTCCGGCTGGGGTGACCGTCCACTCCCACGCCCGTAGAAGAACTTATAATCGACCGTGACATCCTTCAACCATGTGTCTCGAATCGCGGAGACGCGATCCACAACAGGCGGGCGGGTGAACCAATCTCGCGTATCGCTACCGGGCACAATGTATTGGTACTTGTGGCACGTGAATATACCCAGTAGAATTCGCGGCCCCATCACCCCTCCTTCAACTTGTCTTTGATCCATTGTGGCAGCGGTCGACACACGCTGACATCGGGGTAGTTCGGAAAGATCATCCGAAGCAGTTCACGGCTGGTGTCCAATGGCACCCATCCGTACGGGTTGCGTGTGAAGTCCATAGCACCACCAGAAAAAACTATGGCCCAACAAGACTGGCATCCTGTTGGGCCTGATGTCACCGGCGCTCGCGGGGGTTACACGCGAGAGGAGGAGGAGGTCGCCGGTGGTTCTCGATTACCTCTGACTGGGGCTAAGGCCGCGGGCTGTTGGGCTTTGGCGCATATCCCTCAGCTTACTGGCAACTCCAATGCTTTGCCTTATCAAAGGTTGATGTAGCTCTGAAATGCCACGTTGCGGTAGTAATCCGACCCCGCTTCCCGTAGCTTAATCCTTACGACAATCTCCATACGGATAGTGACGATATGATGCAAAGCCGTTTTGTTCGGATACTATAACCGTGTCTCCTGCTACCAAAACCTCTCCGCAATGATTGCAAAGCTGATAGCCGTCGTCGCCCCTTGGATCGCCGGGCGTTTTGAGCACGATTTTGTTGGCTAGGTCATCCACATCCCCTCCGAGAAATTTGACGGTTTTGGTACGGGTTGCCGTCTCCCAGTTGACTGTCGTTTATTTCTTTCCCGCCCCCAATGGGGTATGGGGTCGCCACAGTCTGCGACAAACTTTTTCGTCCACCTACAGTACTATAGCCGTTTGGTGACAAAAGTAACACTATTTGTTGTATAATTTTTTCATATATCGACTAAGTCGTTGAAACCTAACCCTTTGCGCAGGAGTATGTTTGCGATTTTGGGAACAATACCTAGCCAAAAACCGCCTATCCTTTTGTTCTAAATGGTTGAAAATGCGCTCCCTTTCTTCATCTTCAAGGTGTGACATCGCCCGCGCCTCGTGATCGTCCGCGAATACATGTGCGGTAACGTCCCACGGCATAAGTTCTTCAGAATCATCATCTTCCGCGGCGGCAACCTGTAGAACCATCTGAGAAACTGGTGTTAGTTTTTCTGTGCGAAGCCATGTTTTAGCGAGGGCTCGCGCGGCATTGTAGGCCAATTTCGTGTCAAATGTACCGCCCTCCAGCAGTTTTACCCAAACGCTTTGGTACAAGTCTTCTCGGATTCCAGTGCTTGCGGGCGCGCCGACGGGCAAAACCTTCCGTATGCCACGGGCTATTGCCCTGCCGGTCTCTTTCTCGTTCACATTCCCTCCACTGTCAGAATAGCAGCCGTGCGCCTAAAAGTCAAGCCTTTATTTTCGTGTAAAATTTTCCTATTGACAGACCCCGCCCCAACTGCTACTATTGGAATGTGAGGAAACCGCGTGCCCCGCGTCTGTGGGGCGACACTCATTACCACACTACATGTGAAAAATAAGGAGACCCAAATGGGCGTACAGATCACGAAGAAAGTGTTTGAAATTGCGGATGCAGGGTTACACAACGCGAAGATTGTTCGCACTGAAGACCTCGGACCGCAGGAGGGCGGAAAGTGGGGCACAAAAGAGAAAGTTCTCATTGTGTTTGAATGCCTTGACCAGCAAGATGCCGAAGGCAAGAACGTTGAAGTCTGGGGGCGATTCACGCAGAGCATTGGCGAGAAGTCGATGCTTGGAAAATTGCTCGCAGCTTTGCACATCACCCCCGGTAATACATTCGATACGGACGACCTACTCGGTAACCGTGTCCAACTTGTTGTCGTCCACAGCGATGACGGAAAGTATGCCAACATTGAAACCTTCATTCCCTTGAAGGCTGGTAAGACCCCGGCTCCCACCGCCAAGTCCACAACACCCGCAATACCTGTCCTCGCTAAGCCGACGCTCGCACCGACCGCGCCGGTCGAAGACGAAGACATTCCTTTCTAGGAAACCCCTTTTGTAGCAAAGCCCGCGGGTCGCCAGACTCTGCGGGCTTTTTTAGAAAGGCTAAAAGATGAGTTTGAACGAAGAGCTACTGAAGAGCGCCGAAGACGCTCTATCACGAGGGTTCGCAATATTGACTTGCCTCCCTCACGACAAAGCCCCATGGGCCAGCTACTCGCCTAACGCGTGTCACTCCGCGTCCCGAGTTCCTGAGATCGCCCTCAAGGCATGGCATGATGGCACTGAGGCCAACTACGGTGTGGGATGCGAGACCAGCGGAATCACGGTACTCGACGCCGACCACGGTCTGGCTAATTACGAAGAGTTTGTCGCGTGGCGGACGGAAAACAATCTTCCGCCAACATACACTGTACGTACAGGACGCCGCAAGAACAAGACGACCGGCGAGCCTGAGTACGGCATTCAGATGTACTACTCCAAGGCAATTCCCACCACAGCATTCAGTATTGGAAACGTCACTGGTGAGTTGAAGGGCAAGGGTGGGTATGTTTGCGGGGCCGGAAGTGTTCACCCCGACAGCGGTGAGAAATACGAAATTCTCGAAGACATTGACATTGCCCCGCTACCTGAAGGGCTTCTGATTTTTGAAAAGAAGAAACTGGAGTACACGCCGAAATCCGCGGGCGGCGAGCTGATCCCTGCGGGAAGCCGATGGATACACTGTCAAAGCATGGCGGGAAAACTCCGCAACATGGGGATGGACCGCGACGGCATTTATGCTGGTCTCAAGAACTTCCTCAAGAACAATTGCGAAGACGGAGAGAACTACCCGGATGACAAGATTCAGAATCTCGCCGACGCCGCTGTCACGAAGTTCGACGCCGCAGAACTGACGCCCGTCATCACATTCGGCGGCAGCAACAAAAAGATTGACAACTCGATTGCCAACCTCCCCGACGAATTACTCGAAGGTGATTGGATTGGAGAGATGACACACGCTCTGGCTGATGGGACACACATCCCGCCGTCATTCGTGCGCGCCACAATCAAAGCGGTGCTTGGTGCCTCACTTGATGGCATGGTTGGTTTCCCGCACCACCCCGACCTGCACATGCGCAATTACAGCTTCCTGATCGCCCCCGGCGACTCTGGTAAGGGTGAGTCTTGGAAGCGCGTCAGTAAATACGGAATGGCAAACTATATTGAGAAGGCTGGTATCTTCATGGGTGACCCCGGATGGTATTCGTCCGGAGAGTTCCTTGTCAAGAAGTTCGTCGAGAACGGTCTGGAAGATCGTCGTGTCGTGACGCACTTCGATGAGATGCGTTTGTTGTTCGAAAAGGGCGCAGGTCAAAACTCAACACTCAATACGAGAATGCTCAATTTGTACGATGGCGCAGAAATATCCGCGGGGAGTTGCACGAACGCAGGCGGGACTGTCAAGAACGTCAGCGTCACGATCACAGGCGGCTTCACCAAAGAGTCATTCACTCGCGCGCTGAGTGGCAAGGCGCTTGGTGACGACGGCTTCCTGTCACGATGCGTGCTGTCCTATGTCGAGAAGCCTGCAAAGGTTGGTGACTGGGATGACATGAACCCCGAGATTGTAAATCCGATACAGCAGAAAATGCTCGACCGCTGGACAAGTCTTTCTACGATGTTTGGGACGCCCGGCGCGGGACCACATATCCCGACCGAGACCGATGCGGCGAAGGAACTGCGATTGGAATTCGACAAGTGGCTTCATGCGGAGATGGATGCGGATTCTGAATTCGGGCACCACTTTTGTGGCAGACTCGACTCGCATTTCAAGCGCGATCTTCTACTCCGTACATTATTTTCTGAAGACCCGAATGTGATTACAGAGGCGCAGGTCAAGAAGGCTGCTGATTGGGCCGCGCACGAACTGATGCTGCGAAGAGAGATATGGCCCGCCGATCAGGTCAGCCCTGTATCTCAGATGTGCACACTAATTTCGAAGGCGTTCAAGAAAAAAGAGAACATCACCAAGATGCGTGTCATAGATTTTTGCAATGTGAACCGCGACGGCACTCATGATGAATTTGGGCGTGCTTGGAAGGCAATGCTGACAAACGGAACGGTGTATTTGGTTGGTAAGACACACAAAAAGACTGATATTTTTGCGATGAAGGGGGAAAATGATTGAATCACAGTCACAGTCCTCTATTACACGGACCCCCTAACGTCGACCCAATTTTTTCAATACGTTAGAGTAGGGGTGTAAGAGAGAGATGACTGTGATTCAGCACCAAAGCACCATAAGTCATTGATTCTAAACAGAAAACGAATCACAGTCGCAATCACAGTCATTCACAGTCAATGAAAACAAAGGACTTAGGAGTAAAATGAAGGTTCTCGATCCCAAACCGCTGCTCAATGTGACGGTGATTCATCCGGACACTGTTGCAGAACTCATCACTTGGCTGGCAAGTAAGCCTGTCTTCGGGTGGGATGTGGAAACGACCGTCACGAAGACGTTCTTCGACCGCAAAACCCGAACGATGCAGTTCGGATGGTCCGACCGCCAATTTTTTGTCGATCTCTTAGAATTTTGTGACGGGCGCTCTGACCTGCTGTCTGAGGTCCAAGGAAACTACGGCCAGAATCTGTTCGCTGCCCCGAAGCTGAAGGCGTTTCTCGGAGCAATCAGCCCGTACCTGTGCTCCAACCAGCATCTAAAGGTGGGCGTCAACCTCGGGTTCGAATATACGTGCATGTATTGGGGCTTTGGAATCTCCCCCTATGGATTCTATGGATGCGACATTGTTGAGCGCGTCCGGACCGCTGGCGCGCACTCCCTCGAAGACTATCCCTACTTCTCCATGGAACAAATGATGGAGCGGTACTGCGATGCCGAGATTGACAAAACTCTACAGACTTCGTTTAACCTCACAGACCCCATTACCGAAGCACAGATCGAGTACGCCGTCCTTGACACGCGGCTCCCTGTAGCAATCAGGTTCCGACAACTGAACGGGTACAATCGCCCGAACGGCAGTCATGTGCCGAGTATAGTTGAGGAGGGTCTGGCGCGAATCTGTCAGATCGAGAATGACTGCATTATGTCATTCGAGCAGTTTCACATCCACGGTGAAAAGATTGACCGCCCGAAATGGAAAGAGCGCGTCGACGGCCTGATGGTCAAGCGGTCGGGTGCGCTCTCCCAGCTCGATTCTATATTCGTCCCGCTCGTCGGCAGCAAGACGAACGATATCGTCACTGATGGGATGGTGCAGGAGGCAAATGATAAGTGGCGGGTCATCAAGAACACCAAAGACCCTCTGCGCATCGAATACAAGGCTGTGGCGGGCGCGCTGGGCAAGAAGCGTACTTGGTGTAAGGAAATGCTGGAGAACGCGCAGGGCGAGGCTCTAATCAACTACGGCTCGCCATCTGTCATGCTGAAAGCGCTGCGGCAGTACTTCCCCGAACTCAGAACCCTGAAGACGACAAACGACGAGGACATGCAACCGTTCGGGTCGCAAGACGGCAACGGCAAGGTCGTGCGAGTCGGTCACCCGGCTATTGACGCCCTGAGGGATTATAGAGAATACGACAAACAGATCACGACGTATGGTGAAGAGTGGATCACGGAGTGGAGCACGCACCCCTGCAACGACGAGGGCTGGCTTAGCCCGTTCGATGGCAAGCTGCACTCGCGATACAACCAGCTCGCCGCCGAGACAGGCCGCTCCTCTTCGGACAACCCGAATGGACAGAACCTTCCGCGGGATAAGGAATGCCGCAAATGCTTCATTGCCGAAATAGGGTATGTCTACGTCACTTGCGATATGAGCGGAGCGGAGCTTCGCATCCTCGCAGAACTTTCGAATGCCGCCATCTGGATTGCAGCCTTCGTGCGCGGGGAGGATGTTCACTCCGTCTGCTGCGAAATTCTCTTCCCGGCTGAGTGGCTGGCGAACGCCGATCCCGATTGCACGTATTATGCACTCAGTGCCGAAGGAAAGCCGAAGCACCAAAAGTGCAAGTGCAAAAAGCACAACGCCCGACGTGATGTCACCAAGACGCTCAATTTCGGAATTGCGTATGGCATGGTTGCTGCGACACTTGCCCGCCGAGCCAACATTACGATTGAAGAAGCCGAACTGGTCATTGATGCTTGGATGAACCGCTTCGCAGATATCTGGAACTATCTTGAGCAGTCAGGACGCAATGCCAGAAAGTACATGAAGGCGTTCAGTATGTTTGGACGCCGACGAATCTTCCCGCAGCCGACGAAGGAAAAGGCGCGCGCGAAAATAGTCAAGTACTGGAAAGATTCTATTGCGTACAGCCCCGTGGTAGCGGAGGCGCGCATCAATGCGTGGATGGAGGAGAACAAGACCGAGGTCATCAACAAGAAGACCGGCGCGGTGACTTACAAGCTGAAGAAGCCCGTCGGTGAAGTCAAGTTCTGGTTGACGCACCGCGAACCGACCGAGGCCGAGATCACAAAGTCCATGCGGTCCATGATGTCTGGCATTGAGCGGCAAGGGAAGAACCTGCCGATGCAAGCGACGAACATAGACATTGCCAAGCTGGCGATGGGATGCGGTTATGACCCTCAGGGCAAGCCGTACCTCTTCCACATCTTGCCGAAATATAATGCACGGCTTATAAAGTTTGTTCACGACGAATTGGTCGCAACGTGCCCTGAGGAGCACGGTCAGGCGGTTGCTGCCGAGATCGCGGATGCTTTTAAGCGGGCCGCGTCTGAGGCGATGACGAAAGTAACCATGGAAGCGGAATTCAACGTCGCCCCGCATTGGGCAAAATAAACACTTGACAACCTTGTTTCCATTTGGTACTATTAATTATGGAGAAAGAAACGCTGACGAGGACCGAACGACTTCTGGCCGAATACCTTGACAATGAAGGTCAGGCAGTCACGCTGGCACCGTACGTCCACATTCCAGAGGCCATATATACCCCCGAAGACGGCGTGCGCAAGATGACATCTTTGGAAGAAAGAGAGTGCATAGCAAACGAATTAATCAAGCATCTGGTTGATGTGTTGATGCTGTATCTGCCGTATCGAGGAGCCACTCCCTGAGTAGACTGGCTGGTGGAGGGCTATGGTTCCACTTGCGTGGCTGACCTCAAGAACGATGTTCAATGCCAGAAACTGGCGCAAGGTGTGCTGCGAATCTGGGCTAGCAGGAAACGCAGCAGGAACATTCGGGCCATGTAAGTGGGACCGTACGCCCCTATCGTAAGTTATTGCAGTATGAAGTCGCAGGCTTGGTTGTCGGACGGCGGTTACCATGGAAGACTTGAACAGGAAAAGAAAACGTCAGCGTGAGTGGGTTGCTAAGCGACGAAAGAATTGGTTTGCCGCTAATGGCCCTTGCAGGGGGTGCGGCTCTTCGGAGAACCTAGAGATGCATCACATTGACCGCACTGAGAAGGAAGAACACAGAATCTTTTCTTGGTCTAAAGCAAGGCGGGAAGTAGAGCTGGTGAAGTGTGTCGTGCTTTTCTGTGCTCAATGTAAGTGCCTGAATGACAGTCCCAACTCGATGTCGCGAGCCGCTTGGGGAATCCAGGTTGCACTCTATGATCGGTGCGGCATATGCGCTAAACTTGCAGATCATAGCTGCTGTGCTCCCGAGAAAGATCATGTTGACTGTTCGGACGTGAATCCATTTTGGCGATGGAACGCTGTCTCGGCGTGCGGCGGAAATCCATCTTATCGGTCAGCAAGTTACTGAATTTATGAGTACAGCCCGCCACATCCTCGCGCTACTCAAGAGCCACCTGGAAGGTGACGACAAGGAATTCTTGTCTGTTGCCATGCAAGCGGCGGCTCATGAAGCACGCCTCGGCCATGCCAGCGTTGCACAGCAGCTGCGCGATTTGATTGATGAAGCCAAACGCCGCACCGCTGCCGCCCACACCCGTGGGGGACAAATAATCGTTCTGGAGCCGCGGGGAGAACTAGCGAGCCTGCTTTCGGTCCAAACGCCTCGCATCCGCCTGAACGATATGGTCCTGTCCGCCGCTCTTGCCGAGCGTCTTAGGCGCGTCCTCGTCGAGCAGCGCCAACAGAAGAAGTTGCGCGAACACGCTCTACATCCGCGCCGAAAACTCCTATTTGTCGGCCCGCCCGGTTCCGGGAAAACAATGACCGCCTCCGCTCTTGCCGGAGAATTGCACCTGCCCCTTTTCACCATCATGCTAGAAGGGCTAATTACGAAATTCATGGGAGAGACTGCGGCGAAACTCCGGCTCGTCTTCGACGCGCTCCGTCAGACCCAGGGTATCTATCTGTTCGACGAATTTGACGCTCTCGGCGCTCATCGTAATCAAGCGAATGACGTTGGCGAAATCCGCCGAGTTCTCAATTCGTTCTTGCAATTCCTTGAGAAAGACACATCTAACAGTTTGATCGTCGCCGCCACAAACCACCCAGAGATGCTTGACCGAGCCCTGTTCAGACGTTTCGACGATGTGATCGAGTACATGCTTCCCGATCCGGAGCTTGCCAAGGAGATACTTAGTCGCAAATTAGCGCCTTTCGAAACGGCAGATCTTGACTGGTCACGGCTTCTCTCGGAGGTCAACGGTCTGAGCCAGGCGGAACTGGCCCGAGCGAGCGAAGAGGCCGCAAAGCAGGCCGTATTGGGTGGCTCGACTGTGATCAGTTCCGATGCTCTCTTCATGGCTCTACAGGAACGAAAGGCAGCGTTTGTCATAGCTGCCACCGTAAAGAAACAAATAAGCAGGTTGGTACGCGGAGACCTGTTAATCACATTCATGGCACACAGACAGAATACCGTCGTGGATGCAGGTGCGAACCCTGCCGTACTGCAAAGTACGAAGCCATCAAACATGAGCGTATGAAGAAACAGGCGACGGTTGCGGACTCGGGTTCGAATCCCGACATCTCCACTGAGGGCACTATCTCAGTGTCCTGAGTGGGGATGAAAGGCGTTCGACGCAGCTGGTTTGTTTGTTTTCGACGTTCCGCACTGACGTGGCTGGCGTAAAATAGACACGTAAACCAATAAATGCTACGACTGAAAAGCCGAAGGCATTTGCTGCTACTGCCGGAAGGTAGTGAGTAGCTGGGGCGGTCAGAAGCCTAGCAACAGAATATCTGACCACGGGCCGGGAATTCAGTACCGTCAATATCCGGTTTCCTGATAGACCGGCCCGTACAAATTTAGGAGAGGTATGTTAGAGTGGAGGCACGATGTTAAGATCACTGTCGTCCAGTCCGGCGAAGATCATGGCACTGCTCATGGCTTCGGAGAGTTTCATTGCAGCGATCTTATATCTCGTGCAAGGGGATGTAAGACACGCTTGCTATTGGGCCTCGTCGGCCTGTATCATCTTATCTGTGACGCTGTGAGGAGGAACATAGTATGAATCTTTACTTCACCGCCGACGAGCATTATGGACATGACAACCACAACGGCGGCATCATCAAGATGTGCAATCGTCCGTTCGCTGACCTCGACGACATGCGCGAGCAGCTAATTGCCCGTCACAACTCGAAGGTGCCCGACTCGCCTGACAGCGTGACGGTCCACCTCGGCGACATGTTCTGGCGGAAGTTGAAGACTCTGGAGTGCGTGGCAATTGTTCTTCGTTTGAACGGGAGACACGTATACATCAACGGCAATCACGAGGAGGTCTTCAATCGGCCTGAGTCACACACCTTGCGCGTTATGTTCGACGACATCGCCGATGTCAAAATGCTGACGGTCGGCAAGAAGATGATCTGGCTGAGTCACTACGCCCATCGCTGCTGGCCGAAGTCGCATCAGGGTTCGTACCACGTCTTTGGGCATACGCACGGCGTCATGCCTGATTACCGTCGATCACATGATGTCGGCGTCGACGCAAACAATTTCTATCCGGTATCATTCGACGAGTTGGACGCGCGCATGGTCGCGAAGGGCAAGTTACCGCCTGACGAGGTCGAGCAGGACATGCTTGACCATCCGTGGCCCAAAGTGGAGGGGAAATGAACGATTTCACTAAGATGATTGTCATGATGGTGACGTACCTGTCCGTCTTGATTTGTGCTGTATTTTTTGTGATGTCGTGCTTCGTCCATCAGCCCGTCGGAATGTTCTGGTATGGGCTTGGTCTCATTGGATTCGGCGCGGGGTTGCGGGCACAAGTCAAACTCTGGTTCTGATATGGCATATAAGCGACCTTTTGCGGAAGCGCATGTCTTCGACATTTATATAGATGGTTTGTCGAACAACAACGTCATCATAGATGAGGCTTTTGATGTCAGCGATCCGGTCCAGCGCTGGAGATTGTACTGCGAGAAGTGTGGTGCCACACTGACTTATAGTGATGTGTCCGTGGTTGAGATGGCGGAAAAGTACAGGTTTGGAGCAACTGTTGATGCGAAGGTCAGTGCGTTTTGCAAGGCGCATTGCCATCAGGTCAAGCACGACACCGTCAAGATGTACGACGACTTGCCTAGTAAGAAGCCGCTGCCGATACAGATTGTAAAACTTGCGCCGATTCCAATCACCAAAACATTGCCAGCGCCTGAGTACCCGACGCCGCTACCGCTGAAAAGGTCAGGAAGGAAAGTTCGATGAAACTATCTGATACAGAGAAAATGGAACAAGAGCCCCGCCTTTGGGAGATCACCGCGGCATGCTATACTGGGGTTCAACTTCCTGCTCGTCTGGATTTTGGTCGATTCTTGAAACACGGTGACGTGTTCGTGAGATATGAGATTTACAAGATTGCTGCTAGTTATGCGCTGGTGACCCCCGGTTGGGGAGATGATGCCACACCACTAATTCGCAGCATTGCGACAGAACCAAATTACCGTGCAAACGGACATGCGGGGTCGCTGCTCGACGAATTGGCTGGTTTCTACAAAGCACAGGACATCAGACAGATCATCCTGCACTGTAAGTCCGACAACCCAGCCCAGACGCTGTACTTCAAAGCGGGCTACCGAGTCACCGCAATTCTACGCAACTACTACAGGCCCGAAGGTGATGGGCTAGAAATGAGGAAAATATTATGAACACGGAAAACATGATGTATGATGCGCCTGTGGGGGATTACGAAGGCATGGAAGAGTCAGTGCCGTGCTGCCAGCGCCCAAGTTGTGTGCCCCGCGAGGCTGAGTGCACGGGCGAACCGGGCGAGACTGACCTACTTATTGCTGATCTTCAGCAACAGTTGGAAAAGGCGACGGCAAAGGCTGAGACATACATAGATATGTACAACGCCGCATATGCAGAGTGGAAACTCTCTGATGCCACACTTGCACGCGCTGTGGAGCGAGTGGACCAGCTGACGGCGAAGGCTGATGCATACGAACGTGCGTACGTGGAGCGAAGGAACTACTGGAAAAACGAAATGCGCAAGCTGTACGACATCTCATTAGACCGATACAGGCAGATTCGTGTGCTTGAGCAGCGGCTGTCTGAGGGTTGGTGGACGAAGCTCACTCGTTGGGTCAAGAACGATTGGGAGTACAACATCTATGAAGACTACCAACGCTAATTTCGCCCAAAAATTTGGAGGAGTATGAAACAGCAGAAGTGGTTCATTACAGCATTTCTTTACGCGATTGACGAGTACGGGCTTCGGTGCGGTCGTTGCACCGTCGACGTCCCGGTTGACCTCAGCGGCTCAATCCCGACCGTACCATGCGTCGTCAGGTTGGGCAAGTTGACATTCGTGCGGACAAACACCTGCCCACTGATCTATGAATCCGTAGCCATTGCGACCATCAAGAAAGTAGTGAGGGATTGGAGGCCGCTATGACCAAGCAGGAGATTGAGAACATTCGTGCCAAGATGCAGGACGAACTCGACTCGTTGAAAGAGGCGACCGAGATGTGGCGCGCGGAAGCTCCCGGTCGGGACTTGCTGCATCCTTCGCACCCCGAGTTGACGGCGTACCTCTTGAAACAGTTAAAGATCGCCGACTCAAACTATGACCGTTTGTGTGAAGAGTTTGCAGAGGAGGAACTGTGAAAACACTTTTACTGCACGACTCTCTCAACCCGGCCCGCATCGTCCCGATGGACCCCGCGGACTTCTCGATTGCTGTCCCGTACATGACAGGATCACTGGTGTACGCCAAGGGTAACGATCAACCTGTTATGGTCCACGAGACCCCTGAAGATATTGCTATCATGCTGGAGGCGGAATGAACGAGCGCATAAAGCTTGTTTTCTGGGGCTGGGGGGTTGAATTCGGTCGCTACTTCTGTGGCGGCGCGCCGGGAGTTCCTGTGATATATTACTGGGGTGTCGGCCTGCATTGGCGCACCTGCTGGGACAAAGAGATTGCGGGCAACTGGGTTTGGAGAGTCCGCTACTGGTACTCAGCATACCAACACGTCCCGATATTTGCTGAGGAGGTGCTGTACCGCGAGCGAGTGAATGTCATGAGAAAGAAATTTGGATTGGAGGAGAAATGAATCAAAATTTTGAAGGAAAACCGATCTTAGTAAATTTGCGAGAAATGCTTGACAAACCTGAGATGTTAGAATATCTGGAGAAAGGGGGGTACACGATTGACTGGACTGCTGTCTATAAGGTGATGCAGGGATTGGAGGGAGATATGTACACGCCTGTGCAGTTGAGGGCCGCGGCTAAGTTGCTCTGGAATGCTGTGAGGTATGTCAAAGACCGCGGGCTTGGCAAGGCCGAGGGCGACTACATCACAGGCTGGACTTCGCTCCCCCTGTATCAACCGGTTTACATCTCTGCCACCTGCATCCTGACTGATCTGGCTTTTCGAGCCAGTGATTTAGCTGAAGCCAAAGCGGGATTCGCGAGCAACGACACAGCCGACATTTTGTTTGATAAGAGCGCGAGAGTTCATTGCCGCGGAATTGCGGCTAAGGAGTAAGTCATGGTAGAACTACCGAAGGGTGTTTACGCGTTTTACGGAAAGAAGTTTATAGAGGCTTACGAAGCCGCAGGCGGCGCACTGGACGATATTTCTACGTGCATACACGACAGACTTGAGCGTTTGGCGGCAGAGGCAGGGACCGCCGCCGCCCAACAGCAGAAAGCACCGCCGGTGCCTGAGCCGACGCCAAACAACAAATGCGGTGAGCAAAAGATGTGTAGATGTAATTACTCCGCAGAAGGTTTGTGGGGAAGTGCGATCTCGTTCAAGTGCCCTGTGCACGGCGATATCACGATTGACCGCCGCTGTCCTCCCATGTCAAGCATGAGCATAAGCCCAGCCCAGTATATTGGCCCGGACAGCTTCCGTTTGCCGGGCGGTCGATAAGGAGAAGAGAGATTGACGAAGAAAAAAGATAAGTTCCGTGACGGCAACTGTCCCGACTGCGAACAGCCTGTCGGTGCGTCTGGTGTAGACGGCGGATCCTGCGCCCGAAGCTTGTGCCGCGACTGTGTACCCGACTTGCCCCGCACGTCTGTGCCAAGAACGGGCCCTGCAACGGATGGCCTAGTCAGATCATTCGGGCGAAAGGAAACCCATTCAAATGAGTTCATACGGAAAAGACCCTGACGGCCCCTGCATTTGTCCATCCCCTAATTGCCTCGTGAAGCGGCATGTGCCCCTCGTGCCTGAAGTCTACAAAATCAAAGAGGTCACGCTAGGGGTCTACCATCAGAACCCCGAAATGCCGAGTGTAACTTTTACACACGAGGAGGTCGTTGTCCTGCGATATATCCTTCAGAACGCCCGCGGTGCCAACTGGCCGCTCGCATGGGACGGACCTCTGGTCAAGCGCGTCATAGAGAAAATCGGCCCTACGGGGCTGAACAGCACGGTGGAGGAACTATGAAAAGACTGACAGCAGAGGTTCTGAGACGACGTAAGATGTGGGAGCGACTCTACTCACCTGAATATATTCGTCGTTTTTTCACGTTATTCGACGGCGAACTCGAAGCGCTGTTAGAAGACGTTGTGAAGCGCAACACTCAACCAACGGACACGTAGTAACCAGATCATCAATACCCTCCGGCGGGCTCTCCCCGGCCCGCACCCCCCTTCCTTCTGGCTGACCCCATATAAAACATATATACTATAAATACCACCCTTTCTATGTCCGACCCCCCTTTTTGTAGAAAAATGCGGCATAAAAACGCCAGACACCCCTACCACCCTTTCAAGGAGTCTCTTTTTGATACAAGAACTGTCTCCATGCAGATATATCAAGATGAGACACGCACACCTGATATGCTTGACTATATGATGGTTACCCTGTATATAGTAACCTCATGGGGTAACATGGCGGGGGTTGCAGGGGGTGGGGGAGGTAGGGGAGGTACGGGGTGACATAAGTGCCATCAGGACCGTCAGCCGGGCCACGCCGCAGGCGGGCGAAGGAACCGGGCGGACTCCCCACGGGGTGCCGTCGACCCTAAGTACTGACCCCCTTATTGCCTTTACTATCAGCGAGTTGCGAGCCTGTCGACCCCTGTCCGCGGCAGTGCCATAATGCAGTCAGGCCCTTTGTTTGCAACAATGTACCACGATCTTCCCAAAGCTAGCCTAAATCTAGTGCAAGCAAAGGACTTAGCGCATGGTAACAGAACGTTATATCGTTACTTGTCCCACCGCGAGGTCATCTCCGTTTGGCACAGGACGTGCCTAACCTGACGGACCTGATGGCACTTCGCCATGTGTTCTATTGTACTGCAGTACAATTACCGCAGTAACCGGCTGACCTGATGGCCTACGTGGTTACTCCTGTTGTCGACATAGATAACAGGCTGGTTACTCTCGAAGGGTTTGGTGGTTACCTGAGAAGCATGATGGTTCTCATCCTGAGACTATTAGGATTCGGGTGTTGTGGGGGCCGATTCTATCGTTTACAATCCTGACGCCAGCCTGACTGCATTATGGGCTTGACAACTGTAACGCTGTAACGCATAATGGGATTGGAGGGCGCTATGGGCGAAAAGAATTTGAATGATGATAAGGAATACTGGGAGTTTGTCGAACGGACGGCGCGCGAGGTGCGCGAAACACCCAAGTGGGCGCGATAGGGCGCGATCTATGCGCGAGGTGACGTGTGATAGGCTGCGACCTATCCGGCGGCGCTGTGGGGTCGCGAGTCTATTGTGTTGTGCGTTCATTAGTCTATTGCGCGCGCGCAAGGTTTCGCATGCACCAGCCTTTCCCGATTGAGAAAAAGTGGTATACTATTTCTCAATCAATGACCGAAATTAGCGAACGCACACGGCGACAGCACAAGTTATCTTGGCTCGGATGGAGCCATTAGATGCAAAGATAGGAGAACCAATTCCATGTCTAGTCTAAAGAATCCCAGACTTCAGTCTGGGAGCATCAATTACCTTAGGGTTCTGACGGATATTACAGCATGTCACCTGTTTGCCCAGTTATTTGCCTGAATGCCCCTGAAATTGAACGAATGCCCAGCAATGCCCATCCGATGGGACACAATGTCCCATCGTGTAAGAACTACACACCACACCGCTGACCTAACATATTGATAACACATGTAAATTATTTCCTTGACATTGGTTCTTCGCTTGCTATAGTATAGGTACAGTAAGCGGAACGGGTCTTTGAAAAGAAAGCCAACAGGGAAAGCGCAAGCGGGTTTCGAGAGAAACTGTGTGGCGGAATAGAGCAAGCGGGCGGAACCGCAAGCCGACCTAGACGCAATGGCAATAAGTCGTCGACACAGCCGCAAGGACACGGGCAGGTGGGGTGAGTAGGCAGAGGTTTCGCAGAGTCCATCTGGTTCATGCCGTATCGAACCGTCAGGACACGCAAGCTAAGGCGGGCAGACAATCACCGTCGAGTCTTTCACGGACATATAGAAGAGATTGGAACAATTCAAATTGGGGGCGGGTTCGAACAATCGAACCCTGCTCATAATGTGCTGTGTGGTTGCCACGGACCGCCCGCAAGATGGCAGAATGGCGAGCGCAGCACATTATGAGCAACTCCAAAATCAAACACGAGGTGATTATGTACACGACGAAGAACTTCCGCACCAAAAAAGAACTGAAGGCCGCAGTCGATGCGTACAACGTTCAGGCTCCATTGTATGAGAACACTGGCAAAGAGGACGGCGATTGCCAATACGTGGTATGCCTTTACTGCGGCTCGACGCACGTCGACATATTACGATTCTAGGGGGCGCAATGAACCGTATACTCATTACAATCTGCATCATTCTCACATCTGTTGTATGGGGGTGAGCGTACAGGGCGAGCGATTCGCCCATCGAACTAAGGAGGATATATGGGTTTTTTCATTGGATTCGTGCTGGTTTTGTCGCTGAGCATTGTGTGCCCGCCGATTGCTATTGTTGCTTCGGTGGCCGTCATTATCTTTTCTGTTTGGAACATGGTTTAGGAGGCTTTATGGAAAACAAACTTAGAAAACATCGGAAACAAATGAGCGCCACCGAGATTGAATTCGTCGAATCGCTTGTTCACGGTGTCAAGGGTTGGAAGACAGGAATAGCGCGCGGTCATGCTGCGAAGCGCGGGCGCGAATTCACTGAAACGATCATCCTGCACGCGATACAGTACGGAGAAGTAATCGAAGTCAATTCGCTAGGCCGCGTTCTGATGCGCGATGGTTATGGTATTTGCGTCCTAGTTTCAATCAAAGATCATGTTGCCTTCACAGTATGGGCGAATGATCCGGAAGACAATCACGACAGTCAGCATATGGGATATTACAACTGGCGTGTTGATGTTATCAAATACCTCAGGGGGCTATGATGAAACGAATTCATGAAGCGGTCGCGGTGACACTGTATAACGCTCGCCTGCACGTCGCGCGGGGAGACACGCCCGCAACACAGAGCGGCTGTGATGCTGTTATGACCCTCTTCAATGCTGAATGCGCGGTGCGCTTGGAGTCTAGTCAAGACTATTAGCAAGCGGGGCTCACAAGCCCCATCGAACTAAGGAGGCTTTATGTACATGGGAAATGATTCGTTCGAAGATTCTGGGGGCGCGCCGTTTGGACTGAACCCGTTCAGCGTCGACGAACTTCGCCGTATGTTATCCGCGAATGATTACGGCGCGGTGGGTGTCGAACAACCATTTATGACTCGCGACGAATGCGAGCAGAAAAGTCGCGAGGTGAGCGCAGAGGACATTGCCTTCGCAGCGTCATGTGGCATTGACCTGAAGTAAGCACAGGCGGGCGAGCAATCGCCCATCGAACTAAGGAGGATATATGACTACATTTTTGAAAGCGAAAGAACAACATCAACATAAAAACGGCGGCGGTTGGGTTGCTAACACGGCGTCTGTAGCAGATAGTGCTTACGTCGGCCCTGATGCTCGGGTGTCTGGGAATGCTCAGGTGTCTGGGTATGCTCGGGTGTTTGGGAATGCTCAGGTGTCTGGGGATGCTCGGGTGTCTGGGGATGCTCGGGTGTCTGGGGGTGCTCGGGTGCTTGGTGATGCTCGGGTGTCTGAGCTTGCTCGGGTGTTTGGGAATGCTCAGGTGTCTGGGGATGCTCGGGTGTTTGGGAATGCTCAGGTGTCTGGGGATGCTCAGGTGTCTGGTGATGCTCGGGTGTCTGAGCTTGCTCGGGTGTTTGGGGATGCTCGGGTGTCTGAGCTTGCTCGGGTGTTTGGATATGCTCGGGTGTTTGGATATGCTCGGGTGTCTGAGAATGCTTGGGTGTCTGAGAATGCTTGGGTGTCTGGGGATGCTCAGGTGTCTGGGGATGCTCTGGTGTTTGGGGATGCTTGGGTGTCTGGGAATGCTCAGGTGTTTGGGAATGCTCGGGTGAATGCTCAGGTGTTTGGGTATGCTCAGGTGTCTGGGGATGCTCGGGTGTCTGAGAATGCTTGGGTGTCTGAGAATGCTCGGGTGTCTGGGAATGCTCTGGTGTCTGGATGTGCTCGGGTGTCTGAGAATGCTCGGGTGTCTGGGGATGCTTGGGTGTTTGAGAATGCTCGGGTG